TAAAAATGTCGATAGTGTACGGCGCTATGATCTGTCTGTCGTTAGCTGTGACTATGACGACGAATCGACCAGCCAGCCGACTGTAACGACAACAAACGACCAGCCAGCCGACCAGGACGATCTAGCGCCGTCCTCCGTCCTGGTTGACGTTACAGAGCCACCCAGCCAGCCAGCCAACAAACCAGCCACTATCATAGAGGTAGACAACAGTCCTTTACCTCTGGTCGATTTCGGGCTATTCGGATCGACTGGCTATTACGTATCAGAGGACGCTAGGAAAGTATTCACAGCTATCTATCATCTGTTGTTACGCAATGCCAACCAGCCTGTAAAAGCTTTGTTAACTGGCGATAGTGGCAATGGCAAAACCACGTTAGCCAAACAAGTAGCTGATTTCTTAGGTATGCGGTATCTCCGTGTAAATTGCGCCACTATGCGCGATACGGTCGATTGGTTCGGTAACATTTGGGTAAAGAATGACGGTTCTAACACGCCAGAGACAATTTTTGAACAGTCTGAATTTTCAGAGTATGTACAGAGAGGTAATTGTGTTATCTGTTTGGACGAATTTAATCGCGTCCAACCTGATATGCATAACAGTTTATTTCCTCTGTTAGACCACGACGCTAAGACAACCGTGTTTAAACAGGAAATAAAGGTTGGCCCTAATGTTATTTTTCTAGGCACGATCAACCAGGGATATAAATACGGCGCAACTTTCGAAATCGACCAGGCTATGATTAACCGATTCGAAATCATCCTAGAAATAGGCACGTTACCGAATGATGTAGAATGTTCTCTACTTGAATATCACTATGGTATCTCTAGCCTAGAGTCAGAGTCTATTGTGCGCGTTGCTACGGCTATCAGAGATACTATGTCAGATTCGGTCGTCTGTTCAACACGATCTACTCTGAATGTCGCTAAATTAGTCGCAGTCGGTATGACAATTTTCGAAGCTTATGATTTTAGCCTGATTCGTCGTATCCCTAGCGACGATACAGGGATTTTAGCTAGAAAATCCCTGGTCGATTTAATCCGACCTATGATCTAGCCCGACCAGCCCAACCGTTATCTATCAACCAGAGAAAACTAGAGAACAGAGAAAACCAACATGCCTAAGAAAATCAGCAAACCAGCTAAGTTGTATCAAGGGATAAACACAACAGTAGGTGAGTGGTACGGATCGACTGTCGCGATACCGAATATGAATTCTCATATGTTTTACCCCTTTGTCACGAATTGTATAGGGCTGGTATCAGCCCTATATACGCGCAAATTTGGCGATATTCGTATACAGTCGTCGTCCTCCGTCTCTACTGCATACGCAGATAGAGACAATAACCGGATCGTGATTTCGGATCGTTTCTTAACTGGCGATTTTTCGGCGCTAGGTATCAGCAAACCTTTGGGATCGGCTGGTACAGTCGGCGCTACACTTGGAGTATTAGTGCATGAAATCGGCCATTTCGTCTACTCTCCGTCAACCTTAAAACCACAAGTAGATCATGTTGTCGCGAATTTCGGCGCTAGAGTTAACCAGAGATTCGCCGCGAATGTGGCGAATCTGATAGAGGACATATATATAGAGCATCATACAGCTAGAATTTTTCCGTCTCTAGCGTGGATGCTAGCCGAAACAAACAGACTTATGTTACCGGATAGCCTGTATATTTCCTCTGGCAAAAGTCTATCTCCTATGACCAGCCTAGCCAACCAGGACGATAAAGTAGCAGTATTCAATTATCTCTTGTTTGGCAAGGTAACGAATCATCCTGGTTATGTATCTCCGTTTGTTGCGGATATTTTTCAGCTAGCCCGATCCGTTATCAGTAAGAACACAATAGAAGAACGATCCGCACTAACGTTAGAGCTATATAAAATTTTTGCGGATAGCCCTAACACGCCGATCCTACCGAATAAGAACAAACCAACCAGCCAGCCCGACCAAAACGACGACGACGACAACGACCAGCCAGCCGATCCGAATGACGACGAATCTACCTCTAGCGAATCAGACCAGCCCGACCAGGATGATCAAACAGATGATCAAACAGATGATCAAACAGATGATCAACCAGAGGACGATCAAACAGACGACCAGGACGGCGCTGGCGACGATTCGACAGAGCTAGAGGACGATTCGACAGAGGACGATCAAACAGATGATTCTAGCGCCGTCTCTGACTCTACAGAGGACGATACAGAGGACGATACAGAGGATGATACAGAGGACGGCGCTAGCTCTGACTATGACCAGGACGAATCTAGCCCTAGAGAATCAGAGCCAGAGAACGACGACCAGGACGATCAAACAGAGAACGACGATCCGACTGATAGCATTATGGCGCTAGGATCAGACGACTTAGACGATATCAGCATACCTCTGATAGCGAATGACAACGAAATCGTAGAAATTTGGTCATCTACCGATTTCGATCCTAAGGCGCTAACAGTCGGTAAAGATGGCTTTGTCTATCGAAATGTGCAAGTTTCTAATCCTAGAAATGCCGCGCCGTTACAGATAGATAAGAAATATATCAAGCTAGCCGAAATCGCAAGACAACGCGCTAGTGTACTCCGTCCTTTGGGTATGCCAGAGAATAAAGGTACGATGTTGCGCCAAACAGAGCGGATTTTATCGGACGGTAAAATTTTCGGTAAGCGTAAAGAATCGTCTCATTTCCAGCCTATAGATGTGATGATCGTTGTAGACTGTTCCTCATCTATGGGGGGATCGGCTGGATCGAAATTCGATATAGCTATACGGTCGGCGCTAGGATGTGCGAATGCTCTGTTAACGGCGCGCTGTACGGTTCAAGTGTACGGTCATACTGCGAATTCGGCATACAAAAGAGACGTATCCCTAATCAAGTTTTTAGGTCGCAACGAATCGACCAGCCAGTTAGCGATCCGGTTGGCTGGTATTCTAGATCGTCCTCATTCTTATATGTCATGGAACAGAGACGGTTATGCCCTAGCTAAGTTAGCCGAAATGCTACCCAAGTCGAATCGACAACGCGTTATGATTGTAATCTCAGACGGCGCGCCGAATGCGGTTAATCCTGACTATGACGGCTATGGAGCAATCGATCATACTAGATCAGTCGTCAACAAACTACGCGAATCAGGGATAAAAGTACAGTCTATCTCTGTCGATAGTAGTGCATTTTACACAAACAACACGATCTATGGAGAGAAGAACAATATAAATTCTACCGATCCGAATGCATTAGATGATCTGATCAAACAGATGATCAACCAGCATTAACCAGCCCGACCAGCTAGCCCAACCGAATAACAGAACATAGCGCCGACTTAACAGTCGGCGCTATTTTTGTCTCTGGCTGGTTGGCTCTGACTACATATTGACATAAAATAATCGTTAAAAATAATATGTCAACATGCCCTACAAACCACATAGCGCCGTCTATTTTGATTTTAGTATCAAAACATACTCTAGTCTGTTTTATCTTATACAGAGCCAAATAGCGCCATTCTTGCAATCTACAGAGGACGCTAGCGCCAACCGTTAGGACGGAGGACGATCCGACCAGCTAGCCAACCAGCCCGACCGTTATAACGGCGCTATACGGCGCTATTTGGCTCTATTCTTTATCTGAAGCCCTAACATCAAATAATGCTAATAGCGCCGTCCTGGTTGGCTCTGGCGCTAGGCTAGCGAATCAGCCAACCAGCCCGACCAGCCAACCGGATCATAGGTCGGGCTAACCAGCCAACCAACCGGATCGGCTAGCGCCAACCAGCTAGCGCCATTCGGCTAGCTCTGTCGCTAAAAATTTTCGGGAAAAATTCGGGAAAAATTTTTGGTTGGTTGGCTAGGATGTCACCTGCTCCGATGTCACCCGCATATATACAAGCGCGCACGCGCACGCATATATACACGCACGTATACACCCATGCGAATTCCTTTTACAATCCCTTTTACAATCCCTTCTACAAAAAATTTTTCAAATTCCTCCTATGAAAAATTTTTACGAATTCCTCTTACGAATTCCTCCAGCCACATAAATTCCTCCAGTTGTGCGAATTCCTCCTATCATACAGATTCCTCCTACGCTGCGAATTCCTCCTACGATCCCTTTTGCGAATTCCTCCTACGAATTCCTCCTGTGATTAAATAAAAAAATTCCGGTGAATAATTTTCACCGGAATCCTTTTACCGCTTATCGCTTACCGCTTATCGCTTTGTCACCTTGCAACGGTTGATGATGGTTTGTTTGACTCCCCGATAGTCGCCATGTTTTTTGACTGTCCCCTCCAGTAAAATTTTATCTCCGTCTGAAATTTTTAAGTCCCCTTGTACCTTGTCGGTAAACCACTGTAAAATATTTCCGTTGCCATCTTCAAAGATATGAACATATCCCTCACCTCCGGCTGCGTATCGGCTTTCATAGGCAGTCATCCCCTTTACGGTCGCTTCAACCTTCAACCTGTCGCCTATCTTGCCCAGATGCGCGCCTTTGTGGGCTGGCGTGTTGTTACGTAACCAGCTAGTCACCGCACTGGCTGCGTAGCCAACTTCCCGCTCTGTCACCTGTGCCAGCACACCGATACGAGCCAAAACCACCATGTACTCACTTTTTTGGTTGGCAGGATTTTTAATAATTTCTTTCATCCACTCAAAAACTTTTTTCCCGACTACACGGTCGATTGCTTCTAGTGGCGTATTTTTCAACACGTCATTAGCACGTCCCTGATTCATCCAAATCCAGGCTAACTCCCCTGTGGACATTGTGCCTTGTGTACGTGCCTCTGAATTGCTGGTATAGCCATGCTTAGAGATCAATGCATGGCTGAAAACTAGAAACTGCTCTAGGGCCACACTCTTGACACTGGTCACGCTACTTGTCTGGACGCTGTTCATTTTTCTCTCCGGTTTTCTCTAGTGGTTTTCTCGAAACAAAATCAGCTAACCCCAGTATACAACAGGCTAACCGACTTGTCAACTACGATTTTCCTCTGTATTTTCCGACAGATTTTCTTCCCACAAGTCCGCCATGAAAAAGTTATCTAGCGTCTCAAGCACATGCACAGACGATTCCTCTTGAAAATTTCTTTCCCTAAAAATTTTCCAGGCACGTCGCGCATTCAGCCATCGATCCCGATCTGCTTTCTCGACTTCCTCATAAGACTTCACCACATCGGCTGCAAACCGATGTACAATTTTTCTGGCCCATGTCACGTCAGACAGAACCCAGTTATCATCTAGCCACTTCTCAATTCTTTCAGCCGTCCACAGCGCCATGATACCCTCCTATAAAAAATTTTTGGATCTCATAAAAAAATTTCCAGAGTCGTCCAGCGTCCCCGCCTTTCGACTCTGGTTATGTCCCTTACCTCTGGTTTTCTCGTCGGTTCTCTCTTACATTTTCTCTCGGCTCAAAAATAAAACACTAATTTTTTAGTAGTGTCAGGTTTGCCTGAGAAAAATACATGAATTTTTTACTTGATTGTCTCCGATAAAGCCTCCCAGGTTTCATCATCAAAGTCGATCACTTCCCGAATCCCGACCGCTATGATCCACTCGTAGGTTTCGACGCAACGTTCCCACAGTTTATGAGCTTTTCTTGAGTCGCTATCCTCCCCAAATTCCCCGCAGTAGTCCATAAAGCTCACAGAGCCGCAACGGGCATCTAGCGCCAAGTTCGACAGCACATCTGTTGCTTTCGGCCACTTTCCCGCCAGTCCCGATCCCATAGAGTAGCCAAAACACATCGAAATATTTTGGTCGTCCCTTTGGATGATGATGAGATAGTGGTTAGCCTCTTGTGACCAGTTACTTTCAATCCCACCTGGCAGCGCCAAAACTTTTTCGACGTGAAAATGTAAAATTTTTCCCGCCACTTCTAGCGTCTGTTGGCGCTTGGCTTCTCCGATAAATCCAGCGTCCACGCTCACGTAGTCGTTTAGGCCACGCTTGCGGCGCACAACTTCCTTCCAAAATGCCATGTCCTCTATTTCCTGGCGATCCCGTTTCCAGATACCTTCTCTGGCAACTTTGTCAGCCGCTCGGCGCTTGCGCTTTTCCCACCATGTTGACGAATACATTTTTCTTTCTCCTGTTTTCTCTTAAAAAATTTTCTCAGTTGACGCCTGTTGCAAAGTCGCCACATGCCACAGTCAAGCCGCTAGCCCCGTAAGTAACCTGATCGTCATAGGCCAGAATCCAGTCAGCCAAAACGCCGTTAGGATTCTCAGCCTCACCACGCGCTACGATCACAGACAGACGTGCCGATGGCGCAGAAACATAGATAAACTGTGCCGTCGCCATATTCAACACTCGATAGGTTTGGGTAACTTGCATGATTTTCTCTCTCTTTACTCTGGTTTTCTCTTGCCGCTCATCCGGCATACCTAGACTATATACTAAATCTGTTGACTTGTCAATAGGCAATTCTTAGTCAAATACTTGCCCCTTCTCTCTTTCGTAAAGCCTCCACTAATGCAGCTACGACGCTCACATCATGGCGTGATAAAATTTTGGTTGCCTCTCCCAAAATTTCTTTCAGCGTGTAATATTTTTCTCCAGCTTCGATCTCTCCTTGAAGCTCCATTGACATGACCATCAACTTTCTGCGGATAGAGTGCAGATCATCATGCCCTTCGGTATACATGCCCAGCGCCACATAAATCTTACCTAACTCGGCTTTGACGGTGTGATGGCTCATCATAATTTCATCGCCAATTTCTTTGTTGGTTAAATTTTTTCCCAACAGCATAAAAATTTCTTGTTGGCGCTTGGTCAGCCCGTTTATATCGACGCTCATGGTTTTCTCCCCTTCTTCTTTTCTCTGGGTAACGGCTTAGGCTCCATCTCCCTTGCCCCCTCATAGATCGCCTTTGATAGAATCTTAGCCTCTGCTGGTGTGATGGCGATATACATACCATCATAGCTATCTTCACTGTTGCTCAGGCTAATCGCCAAACGCTTCTTGTTCTCGGCATTTGTAACCTCAAAAACATGCACAGTGTAGTGCGAAAAATTTTCATGCTTGTCCATTTTTTAATTTTTCCTCACAGATTTTATCTAGCTCCACCATTGCTCCAAAAACGGTCGGGCAAAAATCTGTCTCAGCCACCATCCTGACAAAGTTGCGCTCATTCTCGACCTGGATCGTCGCCCAACACTCGCCGTCCTGTCCAACATAAATTTCTACGGACGCCGTTAAGTCCTTGTTTTTATTTTTTACCTGCTGGATTGTCTTGTCGATATTTTCAAACATCGCAACCTTCCCACCCTTTTGGTACGGGGATCGGCCCGTAGAATCTGACTTTCCCCTCACCACGCTCGTTCTGACAAGGATTTTTCTGAATGGTTAAAATTCCCTGATCGTCTACAAAGTACCAGCCCCGAATTTCCGGCTCCCTTGTTCCGCCCCGCCTGTGGGAAAAATTTCCTACAGGCAACTTAATATTTTCCATTTAATTTTTTACCTCATGTTCTTCGATCCAGACATGCCAGCCCGTATCAAATTCTTCACCTTCTTCTTCGGCTTCGGCAATTTCGTCTGCATAGGGTTCATCCCCTTCAGCTTGCTTCTCTCCTTCAAATTTGTGGGCGCTCTTTTCATCAAAGAACACACCTTCGACCGTGTATGCGGATTCGTGATCGGAGGTAGACATGACCACTTGAACCTTGAGCGTAGGGCGCTCGATCTCTTTCGACTTTGCCAGCGCCAGCACCAAATTCGCCACGACCAAATCTTGCTCAATCCGGCTTAACTTAGTTAGCTCTGCCACGAAAAGATTGCCCGCCTCAACTGCTTTATCTGTGTTAGCCATTTTTCTCTTTCCTTTTTTCTCTAAAAAATTTTCTCAAAGATCCAAAAAATTTATTGTGATTCGGTATGCCGCTTTACATCTCCACAGCTACAGGGGAAAACCTTGACCGCTTCGACAGGTTCCCCGCTATCCCCATAGAGATTGAAGATCGCCGGATTCTCACGGCATCTCTCCAACGCAGGTAAGATAGTCTTGGGGAAAAGATACGGATGGCCCGTAATCTTGACGCCGATCTTAAAAATGATATCCTGCTTGGTGTCCCCTGTCAGGACAACCTTTTCCGTGTCGTAGATAACTCCGACCCAGTGTGCCATGATTTTCTCTCCGGTTTTCTCTTGTAAAATTCTCTCTAGTAGAGCGAGACAGGCGCGCCAGTCAACTCGACTAAACGCCAGCGCACCTGTGTTTGACCCTCACGAATCCGCTGCTCAAACTCAACTCGATACCAAAAATTTAAGATGGCGCAGAAAATTTTTGGCTGCTCAACTTTGACACTCTCAAAAGCGTGCCAGTCCAACCAGACCGCAAAGTCGGTTCTTGTTCCGGCTAATTCTCTGGTGAGTACCCCGTTGGTTAAAGAAAAAATGTGATGTATGATTAGAAAATTTTCTCTAGGCCATAGGTCAAATCTTGACGGCGCAACTCGACCCAGACTTGGCGGATATAAAAATCTTCCGGCTTGTTGCTGCGTGCGTCCTCATACTTCATTTTCTTTTCAAAGACCCAGCCGACCTGTTCCGTCGTGCCGTCTTTTTTGTCCACAAACACACCACTGACACAACGCCCAAATTCCCGCTGCATGGCAAGAAAAATTTTACCCTTCTCTGTCATGTCGGTATCTTGCCAGCCAGAATTACCGAACTGATAGCCTTTTGTTTCGTTCACGTAGGTTTCTCTGATCTGCAACATGGTTTTCTCTCTTTCTGGTTTTCTCTAAAGGTTTTCTCTGGTACTTCAATCTGTTGGAATTATCATACAGTATTCTTAGTCATTTGTCAAGCCCCAAAATAGACAATAGGGGACGAAATAGTTTCGTCCCCGTTTCTTCCCTATTTTGTCCTTCTATTTTGGCGCTAGATCAACCCAGCCAGATCGCACAGAGCCAACACCAAAGTAATGCCCAGGATCAGCGCCACGCCTAGATTAAATAATTCTTGTTGAACTCGCATTCGTCTGCGTCCAGTGCGTATACCCATAAAAATTTATTCTTTCCCCACCGATGCTATCACAAAAGGTAACTGGATAATGAACCGCTCAATACAGTGTATCTCGACGGTGCGGTTGATCGGCACAAAAAAGCTCCCCTGACACTTCCAGGTAAAAAAGAGTCGGGTAGACGGCACGTAGGCTTCTACTATATATGTGTCATCTTCCATTGCAAAAACCACATGCGAGTTAGGATCGGTCTTGTCGGTCTGCAACAAACTCCCATCCTGCCCACTATATAAAGCCACCAACCTTCCGGCTCCCACACCTTCCTCAACGCCATCGTGATTGCCGTCGTATAAAATTGTAGCGTGAAGAATCACGGTCGATTCGGGCAAATCCGTCTGCCCCATCGCCAGCCACAGCAGCCCCGCCATCAAGTAGGTCAGCATCATTTTTCTCCTTTTTATTTTCTCAAAAAATTTTCTAGGGTGCGCCGTATTTTCCCAACAACTCGGTCAACTTGGCCCGCTCCGCTCGTTCCAGCGACTCCAGCCGCATCTTCTCCTGTAGCTCCAGTCCATCTTTATATTTTTGGGCATCGTTCACACAATTTGTTACAAAAGAGCCGTCTAAGACAGCCTGTAGCGTCGTGTAATGATGATGCTTATCTTCATACTGCCAGGGTTCCTCATAGAACAAGGTAAGCTCGCCGTTGGCTTCGATAGTTTGAAGCTCATACCCTTCATGCACATGCCATACCTGATACTGGTTGTATAAATTTTTTCCTAAAATTTCTTTTTGCTGCTTGACGATCTCGGCAAGCTGTCCTCTAACCCTCTCTCGGATCGCCTCCATCGCCGCCAGGAATACATCCATTTCAAGATCAACAGTGCCAGTCGAGTTAGTTTCTTCGTCACGTACTTTGCAAGAAATTTTCATTTTTTCTCCAAATAATTTTCTCTTAAAATTTTTGGGTAGGGGCGACCAATCGCATACCCCTACCCAAATTTCAAACCGCGACAGCTTGACACAGCTTCACACCAGCGCCGCTATTCACTGGTGCTAATTCCCTAGTCGAGATTATGATCCCGAACCTTGAAGTTGACTTTTGCTCGTCAGAGCTAGCTTGTTAAGGTGCGAGTAAATACAGCCCATATATAGTAGCATCCTTAACCCTCCCTATGCTCTCTTTCAGTGTTACACCACTAGGGACATGCACAAAAATTAATCTCATTCTACGCCTAGCTGCGCTCTCAAGTAAGTAAAGAGACAACAGCCACCTACAAACCCTTACTGCATACCTCTCACTACGACACACTTACTAACGCATCAGACACACTATTAAGACAGCAGCCTAAAAGTGTTTTATTCCGGCACGATTGCCGGAAAGGTAGGTCAGACAGGACTTGAACTTGTATGCCTCTCGGCGTCTGCTTTTAAGGCAGATGTGTTTTCCGTTTCACCACTGACCCTAAAAAATTTTTAATCCCTTCCCGCCATTGTTTTCTCAGGCATCTTGACCAGTCGTTCTTTGATCATACCCTCTCTAAGAATCAACGATGCTTGGTCGTTCAAAGAACGCAATTCCTCCGTAGCCTTAGCCTTCAAAGCTTTCCACTCAGTATCTGTGATCATCACTGTAATCCGATGAGTGCGCCGTTCGTCCCATTTAATTTCCAACATTTTAATTTTTTCTCCAATCCTGCTCTAAAATTGTCAGCAGCCTGTCGATTTTGTAGTCCTCATCCTCTGTGAACCACTTCCAAGAGTGAATCCAGGCAAGTTCTGTCAGGCAAGCCTGACACTCAATATATACAGATGAACACGGTGTCCCCGCCTCTGTCTGTCCTTCGTTCCAGGCGAGATCGCCCCAGCCGATTTTATGGCCGCATATACACTTTTCAGCATCATGTTCTTTCAAAACATTTTTTAATCTAACATCTTCGCTTTTGGTCGGCATAAAATTTTCTTTCTAAAACCTCTGGACGGACTCGAACCGTCATAAGCAAATTTAGAAGATTTGTGCCTTATCCTTTAGGCTACAGGGGCAATCGTTATTCTCCAAAGAGATAGTTGATCGGGTAGCTGCACAATGCCACAGCTACCAGACCAAAGACAAAGACCAGAAAAATTATCACGGAAGAATAATTTTTATCGACCCAGGCAAAAATTTTTCTCATGCGTCAATCCGGCGGATCTGTTCCTCCAGGTCTGGCGGCGGCTCCATCATCTTAACCCCCTCAACTGGCTGGCCTTCAACTGGAGTCTCCTTAACCTTCTGGTTGGTAAATTCCTCCGGCCCCCAAGCAACCTCCGCTACGTTGAGATAGGCATCGATCTCAAGCCCCTCCAAATAGAGAGGGTGCGTCAAGAGCATAACAACGTTGACCCTTCCGGCATGGTATGGTCGATCCGGCAACTGCACAAAATCACCTACTTGTGGGATTCGTGCCACTTGCGCCACCACCGGACGCCCATCCTCAAATTTTCTTCTCTCAAACGCCACCGCAAATTTTTTCATATTTTATTCCTTTACATATACTTTAAAAATTTTTTGGCCTTTGAGCGCACAAAGACGGAGAAGAAATCACGCTGCCCGTTGCGGCGCTTAAAAATTCTCGCCAGCTTCCACATCTTTTTGGGCATCGGCGTCGGTGTGGCAGAAAAGTAGCCATAATAAAATGAGCTACGATCCCACAGCGGCTCACCTAACGGTCGCCCCTTCCACGCCTTTGCTTTGTTCTTCATCACACGATGAAAGACAGGCAAGCATGGCTTGACAAAACAATGCATAGTCTTGGCGATCCGCTTCTTTGTTTTCTCGATTGTGATGTTCTGCATGGGGATTATCCTGTCTCTCTAGTATTGGACGATGTAGCCGTCAACCCGCAATTCTCTGGCCCACACTTCTATTTCTTCTTTAGTACCTGTGAGATAGACCCACTCATTCCACTCTGCTTTTTTGTACCTGAGCGTGATCCGGTTCATTTTTTAATTTTTCTCGGAAAAATATTGTCCGACTTGCAAGTCCTCCCACTTGACTTGGCTGACTTCGATTCCCTTACAACGTTCTTCGTCGCAGACGGTAATCTGCCAGTAGTCCGGTACATAGGCTTGGTAAGGAATGTTGATGCATGTGCGGTTGGTTTTTGTTACGGTTTTGCCGCCGACCGTTGTCGTGGTTGTGTTGGTCGAGCAGGATTGGTTACTACGCCACTCCATATGCGCTGGATAAAATTTTTTGTCTGTGATATCTCCGGCTATCGGTTGCAGATACCAAACAACCCACCAGCCGATATACACAACCACCAACGCCCCCATTACCCAAGCAACCACCGCAACCCATCGGTTCATTTTTTGATCTCTTTACAACCAACTAACGACATGCTGCGGTAGTGAAAGACTTGAATACACTCAAGCACAGGCTCACCTTTTACTTCAATTGTAACCCAAGTACCTTTGCGTGTCTCGCATTCAGACTTCCAACAGCCGCCGCCATCTACACTGTCGTTGCTAGTCTGTGGCGCTCTACAACTGGCAACGATCCCGATGAGAGCAATTGCAAGGATGGCGATTACAGCTATCTGTTTTAGATAATTTTTCATCAGAACAGCCCGAAAAATTTCTTGCGCCGCCCGCCGCCAAAGAGCTTGAAGCCCCTGGCACTCTTGAAATAATTCTTGCGTGGTTTTCTCTTGTACTTTTTCTGGATGTAGTTACTCATTTTTCTCTCCTTTGAAAAATTTTTTAGATCCCCGCCCCTACCGTCGTAGTCAGCCTTATGATGAACCCATTCCGGCTACTAGCAGAGACGGTTCTGGACTGCTGTTCATCTTCTCGTTTGTTATCTCAAATTGATCAGCCGTATCGGTCTGCCGACTTGGATACGACCGTCTGACTCAAGGGCTTCTCCCGTCCCCCATTCTGGTTGTCACGGTAGGGGCAGAAATGACGTGAGAGGACTCGAACCCCTAACACGGAGGTTCAAAGCCTCCTGCTCTACCGATTGAGCTACACGTCATTATTTTTTAATTTCTTCCAGAAAATATTTTACTTTTTCCATCAAGGCAAGATTCGCATGAAATTCTTCGGGCGACCAGGTTACACTACCCCACCGTCCTTCATTACTCTGATCAATACTCACCACTTCGCCCAGTACAAAATTGACCTTGAGAACAAGCCCATTTTTCAGTCTGAAAAAAGCAACCGATACTTTGCGTCTGCCAATTAGGTAGACATCAATAGTCGCCCCTAGGCTCTCGGCAATATTTTTAAATTTTTCGTGCGTTTTCTTAGCCATAATTTTTTCTCAAAGTGGGCATGGAGGGGATCGAACCCCCGACGCGTTGCTTAAAAGGCAGCTACTCTACCACTGAGTTACATGCCCAACCTACTACCAGAGAGAGAGACACACCAGAGAGTGAGGTAATTAACTAAAAAGGAATTTCGTCGGCGTCATTGTCATCGGTATGGAGATCAACTTTCCACCCCTTCCAGGTTGTCGAACCTAGATAGGTTGGATCGTCATCGCCATCGTCATCAAGAATATCGTCCAGCGTAGGCCAGTCATCGGCCAACTCGTCGCCGTCCTCATAATCTTCGACCACATCAACGTCGCTAGGCTCACCAAGCTCTTGAGCAATGCGAAAACGTCCTGTGCCGGAAGGAAGATCATTGTCAGAATAAAAATTTATATCCTGCTCACTAGGAGACATCGGCTCGGCTGGCATGACGACAAGCATTGTGCCAACCATAGAGACAGTATAAATACCGACAAGCTCTACGCCCTCTATCTCAAAATCGCCCTCAACCTCGTTGCCATCTACTGTAATACGTGTCATCATTTTCTCCCGTTGATTTTCTGAATCTGTTGTGTTTTCTGCTAACTAAACGTAGTGTAACCTAACGTTTGCCGCTTGTCAATAGCCAATCGGATAAACTATTTATCAGCTTCCCTCATTAAGTCTGCACATCTCCGCATCCACGCCCTACCAAAGTGATCAAAGCCTTGAATCTTGCTGTACCACTCGATACACCTTGCCATATAGGGAACAAATCTTGGCCCTGTCTCCGCCAAGAATTGTTTGGCTCTTTCGACCCCACCGTTGACCGCTATATTAAAGACAGCCATACACATCGGATATTGCAGCTTGTCAGCGCCAGACGCTTCCCAATACCACTTCTTATATATCTGTTCTACTTCTTGTTGCGAGATATCCATCAAGTCACTCTTGGTCGGCTTAGGCTTGCCTTGTGCCTCTCGCCAGCGTTGAAATGTGCCGATGGTTATTCCATAATGAGTAGCGCCGCCTGGATCGTTGGGATCGTCAGCCCAGCCGCCTTCCCATTTTTTAATAAATTTCATCGAACGTGTCCAACAGTCGAACGTGTCAACACTGGTCGCCAAGTCGTCTACATACTTGGCAATCACCCAAGCACCCTCTCCGACTCGATACCAAGTAGAGCCATCTGGTGCAGTTTTTTCCTCATAGATATCTAAAACCTGCCCTAGAGGATACTTAGTGATCACAGCCCCCGCCGTCCCTGGTCTGTCTCTGACATTCAAGCCAGCCTGTGCTGCGATCACCCCCTGTCTTAACGGAGTCAGGTTGCCGTCACCCTCATCCGACATCGGCGTTGGCCCTGGTGTTGGCGTCGGCTGCGGTGCTGGAGTCGTAGCTACCTCTGGCGACTGGTAATCGGGAATGTTCCTGTACTCATCTTCAACGGCACTTTTGCCCTGGATAGAATAATCAATGCCCTGGTCATAGTCGGGCCAGCGATAAAAAATTAAAGAAAAAATTTTTCTTTCCTGTACCCCGTTGTTCCAGGCGTTGATCTCTCCTGCCATCGCATCCATGAGTCCGGTTGCTTGCCAGGGGCCATTGCCGTTAGATTCTGTGAGATAGATAGGAAGCTTGGCATAAGCGGCGGGAATGGCGTTGGCATAGTCTCGATAGGTACGAAATTCATAGTGCCTGTTCTGAAAGGGAGCATTCATCATGGCTTCCGACCTGACTAGATTGGGATCGTAGCCGTGCGTGTAGGCATGAATGGTAAACCCATCAAAACCCCCTCTGGCATAAAATATCTGATCCTGAAAATATTTTATCCAGTCGCCATTAGGATTGTCGTTATACTTATACTCATCATTCCAGGGGCCGGAGGCTGCGATCAACACCTGATCATTTTCGTGACCTGATATTGACCGGATCACCTTGCGACATTTCTGGATGAACGTGCCGTAGCGGTTGGGGTGGATCGGCTTGTTGTCGGGCCATTCTCTAGGAAGGTTTGGCTCATTGCCAACCGTCCAACGATGGCAGATCGGAGACTGCGAGACATATTTTCCTAGACGCTCCAGAAAAATATTATCGTTGCTCTCCAACGGGATTGTTCCTGTTGACCCATAGCCCCAGTTGACTCTGGTAATCCAGTTAAATCTTCCATCGGTTATAGACGCGGGGACACCACCCGACAATGCCATCGTGTCAAGAATCCAGTCACCCTCTTGTGCGAACGTCACCGCCTCCCTGTCGTGGAGGCCCACTAGCGTCGTCATAAAAAAATTTTTCCTTTCCTCACCCCTGACTCTGTAGAGAAAGCCATCCGGCGTAGGTGTGATCTTCAACTCGGATTTCGGCGTAGATTTGGGTAATTGGAGTTGTTCCACCATCTCCACCGTTATCTCCACCACCATCGCCGCCCCCATCACCGCCCTCACCATCTTCACGCCAAGTAAACTCAACAAAGGTAGAGACATGCCAACTAAAAGGTAGGCCAATTCCTTCCGCCACTTTGCTCTCAGCGCCTTCGACCGTGACGTTCCACCAGCCATCCTCACCTCTTGTTGGGTTGTAGCCGGAGCCGTGTTCAATATTGTGATTGGCCCAACCGGATTCGGGTTTTTCTTCTACGATGACATCGGGGACGCCATGATCCCTGGTAAAAAATTTTAATAAATTACTAGGCCCACCGACTGTTTTAGCATAGATGTGTGTAGCCCCGCCCAAATGAAACGCTACATCTCCGATTACAGCCAGCCCATCTTCGGTCATGCCGTATTCACGGTCGTCTACTTCCAGCCGCCCGTCGCGACTGGTAAATCTCTTAGTGACAACATACTTGCCCATGATTCCTCCTAATTATCAAACCAAAAGACTAGCCTGGACGTTGGCCCTAGCTCTTTCATCGCCGCCATCACCGCCTCATACTGCTTAGGATACACCGCTTGTTGCCAGGGCAGCACATTGACTTCGTATAAGTCCTCATAGCCTGGAACACCTCTCCATTCCATAAATCTTTTTCTCCTAAAAATTTTCTCTACTTGCCCTGACGGTACGATCCGTGATATGGATGATCTGGGTTATTCAGAGCAATGTCTGGATGTGGTTCTATATGCTCGACCACACCGTCAGCGTCCGGTTCTCCCCACACTCTGTTAAAATTGATTGCCATCTTTTCGTCAGTTGCTATCTCTAGGTCTACGCCAGACAGATGAGCAACGTTAAGAAGCAGGATAAAACAATCAGCCAACTCTTTTTCTATGTCTGACTGACCTGTCTCGCGCTTGTAGTGCTTAGTTTGAATAGCGAAAGTCAATTCGACAACTTCTCTTTGAAGATGAGTTACTGCCGACAACGCAGTTGCTTTGCTGAATGTTTTGTCCTGCCAATCGTTAATCTCTTTGGCAATTTCTTGAAGTGTTCTTGACATACTTCTCTCCTAGAAAATTAAAAAATTATTCTCGTAAAAAATATCTTTCTTTTTCTTTTTTCTTTTTAAGCCTCTCTTTTTTCTCTCGGCGCGGTTTAGACTCTATCTTCCTTACCTCTACCTTCCGGCTGACCAGTTTGGCATAGCTGGCAAGCACTTGCTCATTAGAGAAGCCCAACAGAGAAGCCCATTCTGGAGATATCTGCTGGATAAGTAGTTCTTGGTACTTATATCTGGGCGGCTCGGCTGTGTTGATAATGGCGTAAGCTACGCTGTGTTCTTTCAACAGATCTAAAATTTTTTTAGACCCAATCCCCATGCGGTTTGCCGCCTCTTTAAGCGTCGGCGGTTTATTGTTAGTTACCTGCCGTCTAAGATGGTAGCCAAGATAAATTCTCAGCAAGTCCCAACTAGGAATTGTGTTCGGCATCTACGACTTCCTCCAACCCTTCTTCTTCGTCGTCCTCCTCTTGGGAACCAAGCTGATCGACAACAAAATCATAAAGCTGTGTAAATTCTTCAACATTGAGCAGAATACTCACTTCGGCGTTGCGGTCGCCCATGTGAATATCTCCATCTTCATCCACATAAATATCAAGTGGATAAAGATTTTCGTAACTTTCACCTGGCTCATCAGTGCGAGTCAGCGCCTCATCAATTCTCAGAACTATGTACGGTTTCGTCATTCTTTTCCGGCTCCTTTTCATCTTCAACATGCCCTGTGCCATTGGCAGTAATCACCAGCGGTGTGCTTGGAGCGACCACCAGCTTATCGACTGTGAATCTGTACTGGTTGACTTCCCTGCCGTTCTCTCTGTTTTTCCGAATTTCCATACCAAAATTTTTTACTAGCTGTGGCTCCAACACCTTGACGTGCATGGCAAGCGCCTGAACACTCGACCAGCGCCATTCCAGCTTGAGCATGTCGGCAAATTTTTTCGTGCGCGCATATAGCTCATTCATTGACCACCAATCAGTCTTACCTGCTGGAAGCGTCCTCAGCAATGCCGCCAGTGCCTCCACAAATGCGCTACTTTTCTCAAGCGTCTCTTTTTGTTGGTTGACCAGGCTACCCAACCCGCTCATCAACTCTTTGCCGTCCAGATAGGGTGCGTCTTTAATGCGCTCACAAAACACCGCAAAGTCCGCCAACCTGATATCGTTGGGAGGTGTAACAACTGTGTTGGCTTTAAGTGAACTGATCGTTATATCAATATCTTCTAATAACCCTTTCCAGATTCCTTCAAAATTGTTGATTAGATCTGACTGCATCACTTCTTCAAGTTTGCGGCTGACCATCGGCCCCAAAAAAATCGGCAAAATTCTGGAGTAGACGGTTTCGTCGGCAAAGGGTAGCTTGGTTGCCGTCATTGTGACCCAGCAATTTGTTTTAAATTTTATTAAATTATTGGTCGTATGTAGCTGTCTTAGTTCGATCTGTAGCCCTGTTGCCACACGGTTGAGCATGTCAGGCAGAGAAGCCATGTCGGTTTTCTCTAGGTTGTCCAACACCAGATATCTGTGGTGTGTCAGAATCGCTCTCAGAGCATCCGGCTTGTCGTCACTTGGCGACGTAACCTCTGCGTTCCAACCCTCTTGAATCCTCAAAAGCCTTCGTGCCGTTGTCGTTTTGCCCAGTCCAGGTTCGGCTACGATGGTCAGGAGAGGTCGCACAGGCATGATTTCAGCAAAAAAAGTACACATAAAAAATGCCTTGACCAGTTGCATCTGCTGAAACGCCGACAGTCCCCCGCCGCCATCAGCAAAGTTTACATCGTCTACCAGATAGGGCCAGGGAGAGAGTGGCGCAACCGATAAATTATAAAGATTTTCTAGGTGAAAAGAATCTTCCGCATTCTTGAATAAAATATTATCGATCTCGCCGTTGTAGACGACTCTCTTGATGGCCGGATCACCTTCTAAAATATAAATTTCTTTGCCACCTAAATTTATATATTCGTAAGTACCGTCCCAGTGTGACCTCTTTTTGACATAGACAATCCTGGCACGGTCGTAGGCCAGATGGCGGATCGCTTCCATCACCTGTTTGCCGAATGATTCCGCTTGGTTAAGCCCATAGTGGTTGTGCAAGAATCTGATCCACGTCGGCGTGTCGAAGGTAAAGAGATCATGGTCGGCGTTGCCGATCCAGTGCGTGTCATTCTCATCACGGACAATACGCCCATCTTCCATCAAATGCTGGATCACATTACCCGCTGCGCTTCTAATTTTTAGAAAGACAGCGCCCTTGCCCAGCCTGATATTATCAATCTCTAAGAGAGCGTTAGAAGCGGCTCCGCGTCCTGCCAGTTCTGCCAATTTGTTGAGATCGGCTGTCGTCATAAAGACAGCCAACCCGTTTAGCCCCAGAACACTCTCACCCGCATGGTACTTAGTAAAAGTAGAATCTACCGCTTTAAGCTGGTCGGCTAGACTGCCGCCGCCGCCAACATCGTGAATCTCAGTCACGATCTTGACGACTTCCTCTTTGACCCAACCGCAGATCGCTAAAGCCCCTGAGAAGCAGAGCGCCACATTATGCCGCTGCCCTGGATTCCAGTAAGGAACCATGAGGCTGATAATTTCTTTTTCAACAGCCAAGTCACCCTCAGACTCGACCGCCTCCGTCAGCGCCGCTAAGGTTGTCTTGTCGTCAAAACATTTTTCCGGATCAAGCGGAGCGCCTGTCTCCCACTCAGTCGTGTTGACAAAAAAACATTTATTTTTTGTGCCGTAGTGGATACCCAACGGAAGCCGGAGCAGGTTGCCGAACGGGTTTGTCTTGGTTGTTTCGCCTTGTTTGGGGAAAACCTCAACATGCACATCGCCCGACTTGGGTGCGCCTACAAGATCACGCACCCGATCCATCATCTTTTTAACAAGCTTGCCGGATTCTTTGTCGATAAAAAATAAATAAATATGGTATCCCTTTGAGCCGGAGAACTCGACATGAAAGGGAATATTTTTTGACGCCAGCCACAAGGCTAGTTTGTTAGCTAATTTTTTAGCTTCATCCAGCCCCAGCTTGCTGTCTACATCAAAAGCTGCCCAGCGCACCATGTCGCCGCCCTGGAGCGTGTACGCCCCCAGTGTGCGTACACCGTCCAGATGGTCGATCACATCGGCAAGATCAGGTACTTCTTTTTTAGTCTTATAGCTGACACCGCCGCTGGCATCTAGTTCAGCTTCGGCATACGCTACTGCATTATCGTAAAAAATATCGTAAATAATACGCTCAAGAGACATAGCAGACTCTTTCTAAGGATTTTCCCCATGTTCAAAACGAGCCGAACGAGCCGCTGCATACGCTCTATCTACACCTGAGTAAAATGCTGGAAGATGTTTTGACCTAGTTTCTACTAGCCAGTGTTTCTTCTCGCCAGCATCTTCTGGATATATTTCCAATAAATTTGCTAAAAGACTATCTTCAACGACACTGATCATTTGATGATACTGGGGAGTGGGCGCAAACATAAACCAACTTCTCCACAGTCCTTTAGAATGCTGAATAATTGGGTGAAAATGTGTTAGCCCTTGCCCTGGCTCTGGTATAGAGCCTAACAGCATCCATCCCGCATTACTAGACCCAAAAGAGTCAGCAAACCCAGGCAAAACCCCTCCCCAATCATGTATATCTGTCCAGTAATCTTTATTGTCTGATAATTCAGTAGGATTGCCTTTTACTTCTACAAAAAGATCAGTTGGCGTATCTTCCGGTCGCCATAAATCTTTTTTTGGGAAATAGAGTCTAAAGTCAGGAAGATAATATCCGTATCGACTTTTGTAGCCTTCTTCTTCATATCTCCAGGCTATTCCTAACGTTTCAAAAAACACAGCCCAACGTGCTTCTAATCTGGAACGAAAACGATAGCCTTTGTAGACTGTTTCAATTGCCTGTATCGTCGCTGTCATCCTACTGCCTCCCTTACCAAGTAGTCTTTCCAGTTAATCTTAGAGATATCCAGTTCCGTCTTGTATTCGCCCAGCGTACCGTAGCTATCTCCGCACTCGATATCGGTTAAGAACGGCACACCGAAAATATCTTCGCCTTCCATCACCCTAGCCAATACCGGAGGGGCAATCTCCATATATTCCTCTTTGATCTCAAAGAGTGCTTCGTCATGGATGATGGAGATCAGATAGCCCCAATCCTGTGCCTCTAAAATTTTATTGGCACGCGTTAATACCACACTCAAAAAGTCACCAGCGCCGCCCTGGATGATGGCATTGATACCTTTGTAGGCGTCATCTTCATAAAGAGGAAACCAGTAGCGACCAGACCAGTAGCGAATGCCGCCATCGGCTGTGATCTGTTCGACAATCTTGGCAAACCAGGCCAACAGCAATGGGAAAGTCGAGAAAAAAGCATCGCGTACCTCTTGAGCGTCGGCTTCAATTTCTAATTTTTCAAAATATTCTTGTAAAGACTCGACCGACATGCCATAGCTCAGACCAAAGACTGTGGCTTTCGACCAATCTCTATGTTTCTTGTTCTCATCTGGCCCGCAGTCGCCCCAAATACGAATCGCAATCGACAGGTGGATATCCTTACGCTTTGCCATGTAGTCCAACAATGTCGGCTCTTGCGACAGAATAGCTAACAGCCTAGCCTCTTGTTGTTTGTGGTCGATGGACACCATCTTGTAGCCAGGACGCACCGTGAGCGACTGGCGCAAGTTGTAGCTGCCCTTGCGCTCTACACCTCCCGTATAGGACGATTCTAGGTCGTATTTGCGATATTTAGCTGCTAGTTGCTGTAGATTAGGATCAGAGCAGCTAAGACGCCCTGTGACGGCTCCTGTGGGGTTGAAGGAGGCATGTAGGTTGCCGTGTCTGTCTCTCAAAATTAAATATTTTTCGGCGTACTCTTTGAGCTTGACTGTCTCTCGGAGGACAATAATCTCTTTGCGTGCGGGATGTTTGGTTTTGAGCAGGATCGGCGTACCTGTGCATGTGCCTGTGTACATCTTGGCGGCTGCATTTTTTGATCCTGGTGGGAACGGACTGATGGGCATATCGATCCCTAAATCTTCATAGATAGCTTTGGATAGCTGTTTGGAAGATCGCCAGTCTACTTCTTTACCCAGCACATCATAGAGTTCTTCTTGCAGTTCACCGATGTTCTTATTGAACTCAGTGATAGCGGTATGACAAAATTTTTCTTCGAGACGGATTCCCCGCCACTCTATTTTCTGTAGTAGCCTTAGATACTCCATCTGACCCTTGACCATGCCCATCAAATCCATCTCACGGATCTTCGGCATGAGGACTTGGGCCAGTTGATACGTCACCACACAGTCATTTGTACAATAATCCTCTAAAATTTTTTCTCCCCACATCCAGGGCTTTTTATTAAATTTTTTATCGGCCTTGCTGATGTGATCTCGTTTGCTGACTCCAGCCAGAAACTCAGCTTCGGCGGCTTCAAGAGATTTCAGTAAATTAGAGTCGATGAGATGTGTGAGGATAGCCGTGTCGAGTATTTTACAAGGAAGCTCCCACAATCTCAAACCCAAAAAATGAGCATCAAATTTCAGATTGTGACCCACTAAAACCGTCTTGGGGTTCTGGCAGATCGCTTGGACTGCCGACAAGAAATGAGTAGCCCGAATCGGCTCTGGAATCGCATAAGTCTCCTGGTCGGGAACATAGGTCACATCTTTAATCTTGCGACCCCGTTTCGACTTGGAATAGTCCATTGTCCCATTCCATTCCTCACGCTTCTTAGGCTTGCCGTAGTCAGCCATTTGGTAGGAACAGGTATGGGCATAGCCGGAGATACCTGCCGCCTCACAATGGATGCCAATGCCGATCAACTGGTCGGAGTACCAGTGCAAGCCTGTCGTTTCCGTGTCGATGGCAAGAATCTCGCCTTCACACGCCAAGATATCTTCTCTAAGTAGCTTGGTCATTGGCAATCTCAGTATTTCGGAAAATAATAAGCGGCGTCACTGTCCAGCCCCACTGTCGCATCGTTGCCAACGTAGCGAATGGGCCACAACCGTCTAAGTAGCCTTCGCTGTTTAGCCAATGCACTCTAATTTTTTTACCAAGTTCGTCGTCGTCTCTCTCAAATAGAAACCACTCACCTTCGACTCTAGCCGCCTTACGCTGCAAAAATCTTTCATAAATTTTTTGCATGTCGTCATGGGTTGCCGGAGGAATGTCTTTATCTTTTGGTGTTTCCATCGGTTTTTCTCGCTTCGTTTTCTATCCACCAGCTTGCCATCGTTGCCGCATCTCTGGCATGGACGCCAGGAATCTCCACTCTGGCGATTAAATTTTTCCAGCGTACAGGCTGAATTTTTTCAACCCGATAGCCCGCCGTCTTAAACCAGCTTTCGATGTGGTTGACGAGAGCCACTTGGTTGAGATTGGGCTGGCCCAACGGGTAATCTTCGATGATTACCACATCGGGCTTGGAGATCAGCACCAGATGGTTGAGAAAGCCGTTGCCGTAAATTTTTTCGTGCTGCACCGTCATCGTCAACTCAACCGCATCAGTCAGGACAGCGATACCTGTCCATGACCCAGGATCGATACTAAGAACCCGCATCAGACTTATCTCCTTAGTGTGTCATCGTCCAGAAAAACAGCGCACTCAGCAGGGGTATTTTCTTTCAGACACTCGACTGTCAACTTTGCATTTTCTTCGGCAATCCGCATCGTACATTCGCTAACCAAAAGAACAATACAAACTAATGTGATACAGACTGCTACCGCCCCCATAAGCTCCTGGCTAAAGTTAGACCAGAAACTTTTCTCCTCAACTTCATTTTCTTCCATTATTATTTTCTCTCTTAAAATTTTCTGTTCCTGCCAAGAAAATAAAAAATTTATTTTCTTGGCAGGTCTAGGGATGTCCTAAGTAAACTACCAGGGAGGCATCAGGACAGGCATCAAATTAGAGCGGAAAACTCTCGTCGCTGCTCAACTCATCCGGTGCAGGTCGGCGCTTGCGGCCCTGTGCAGCCGCCTCTTGTGGTTGGCTGGCGCTGCGTGCCGGAGCCGCTACGGGCGCAACATCAAAATCGTCTGAGTTGCCATCGGCGTTGCTGTCGGAGCCAAAGTCATCTACAGAGCCGTTCTGCTCAATCATCTTGGCGCGGCCCGCATCGTTCGTGAAATAGCCTTTGATCTTGTTCTGGTCTGCGCCGTTGTATTCTTCAATGCTGATACGGGCATAGCACTTCTTACCCTTATAGAAGCGGTAGTCGAACTCTTTGCCCTCTGGAATTTCTAGGGCTGAATTGAGGTTGTCGAACTTCCACTGGGTTTCCGGCGTAAAGACCAGATGGTCATTGAACAACTTACCGATAGGCTTGCCGTTAGCAATAGCAGCAATGGAGAGAGTGATCATGTCGTTGCCGCTCTTGGACGTACCCTCTTTGGAGTCCACAATGGCAATCTGGTAGATACCCTCTGCGAGAATACTGGAACCTCTTGAAACGATCTTACGTGGCATAAAAATTTTCTCCTCTTGAAAAATTTATTCGGGAACTGCCGTGCCATCTTGAAACACTTGAATGTGCTTAATCAGGCTGTCATAGTGATTGGGAAACTCTCTGGCGGTTGTCTTGAGTCGGTCTTTGCCCATGTAGCCCGTTGTCATTTTGAATGACGACATATGCTGATCCGGCTGGTTGCTGCCCATCTTCTTAGGATAGAGATAGCCGATCATGTCTGTCATTCTTTGTACGTCCGGCCCTACCTGGCGACCGACAAACTTGGGAATGATCTGCGTTTCCTCATCGCCCACTTCCTTTGGCGTTGCCGCCGCCGTAAATACGATATGGAAAGGGAGTCGCAGAAACAAACGTAATACCCTGGCAAAGTCACGATTAGCCTTGCCGTAATCTGCCAGCGTCAACTGGTCGTTGTACTGGCGCTTGACTTTGGTGTAGCGAGACACAACATTCTGTGTGATATGTGTCTGTAGCTCATTGAGCGAGTCGATAACGATAGTTTTAACCGGAAACGGTCTGGAAGTATCCTTGAGCCGTTCCACGATCTTGTAGTAGAACTCGACAATCTGACTGTAGTCCGTAATATCTCTCTGTGGATTGGCTGGATAACGCCACACATCACCCACCAAGAGAGTCGAATGCATCCCACCCTCTAAGTCGAGAAAGAGAGGCTTGGGAAAAGTCGCCGCCATCGTTGTCTTGCCTGTGCCGGATACCCCATAGAGAAGGCACTTGAGACGCAGCTTAGAAGCCACCGCATCTTTATTCCAGACACCGAAAAATTCTGCATCTTCCGGCTCGGCATCTTCTAGCTCAGGCACTTCTTCGATATCAGCGCCTTCTTCATATTCCTCAAACTCATCATCAGCCTGGTCATCAACCTGATCGTCGGTCACTTCTTCATCTTCGACTTCTTGTACTCGGTCACTCATGTTAAGCCTTCTTAGTCTGATATGGACTGTCTACGCATTGACGATAGAACCCACAGTCCCAACAACAATCTTTTGTCCAGTTAGGATAAATTTCTAATTTTTTCTTGTCTGCTTTTTTAATCTCCTTGACCTGGGGAACCAGACTGTCCAAATAGGCTTTGATAAAATATTTCTGTCTGGTTGCCGTCGCTCGTACTGTAATTTTTTCTGTGTTGCCTGTCTCCAGGTTGACAATGTTGTAAATCAACCCGAAAACCTCTATGCCTAGAAGATGGGCCAGCGCCAGATAGTGAGACACTTGGCTATCCACTTCCAGGTTGGAAGTCTGGTGAGATTTTTGAAATTTGTGATCGACAATATAATTTTTTCCCTGTTTGTTGACCAGCAAGTCCCAAATACCCATCAACTTGATCCCGTTGTAGCTGGCTTCGACCGTGCGCTCTACCGCCAATACTTTCCACTGGTCGTAGATGTTGGCCCAGTTAAAGTAGCGCACAAGGATATGGTCTAGCTCATGCATTCTTTTGATAGCATCGTCAGTCTGCGGCGCATAATCGACCCAGGCTGCTCCCGCTGCTTCTTTGATCGTGCTGCCGGAGTAAAATTTAGCCAGCGCCACATGCGCCGCATGACCCCTTTGTAGAGCTAAAGAGTCCTTTTGCGGGACAGGATCGACATAAGTTAAGTGGTACTTCAACCTACACCGTCTAAAGGTGGTCAAGCGCGTATTGGAATAACTGGTCATTTTCTCTTAGGTTTTCTGTTGTAGCTCTGCCAACAGTCCAAAAATTGCAACTGCTACATCGGTCAGATCGGTAATTGGAATCTTCAATATCTCATCTATACCGATAGCTAAGACCATCACCGCAAAACCCACACGGTTAATTTTTTCTTCATCTCCCGAATTGTTAGCTTCAGTTACCATGTAGAGTAAGTTTGTCGTAAAGATATCTGTGTCTACAAAGTAACTTTTTTCCTTAACAACTACTCTTTTGTTCATCGTGTTCTGATCTCATGTGTCTCTATCGCCGGATCAAGGAACACTTCGTAAAAAATATAATTGGGATTAAGAAACACCGCCACCGCATAACTCTGGTAGGGCTTGGCTTTCTGCAACACCTTCTGCGTGATGATAGTGCCAGTCAAAAAGGTGTCGATAGAGCGTCCCGCCATCACGATCACATCCTTGTCGGAGTCGTAGTCTTTCAAACCTTCGACCAGTTTCATCCGTGTGTTGTTGATGTGGTCGCTCAAGCCGTCCGTCACCATGATAATGTTTTCACAGAAAGGTTTGAGTGACGAGAAATCGTAGGCCACCTTGAACACATAGGCGTTGCGAAACGGTTTCTTGGCATCCTGGTCAAAGATGCGCTCATGCAATGCTTGACGACGTTCATGGCTGCGCCGTCTATCTTCATCTGTGTAAACTCTTGGCGGAGGAGCAATCGTGCCAGTTTCCCCGTCAAATTCGTTGTTGTAATTTCTACCCATGTCACACTCCAACTTCTACTAAATATTTAAAATTTCGTCGGTGAGAGGAAAATTTTCTTTGCTGAGATTACGCACATACTTAGGAACATTTAACTCCTCACAGATCCCAATCATGTTGCTCGTGCCTGGACTTGAACCGTCCCACACTATGATAGCACCATCTATATAAATTGCCATCTCACGGTTGCGAATTGATCCTGCTGACTTACCGTAACGTGTCCAGTTGGCGTAAAAAGGAGTCATCAAAATGCCATGCTCTTTGGCCCACTTCACGCCCAGTCTGTCTACGCCTGGAGCCATGCCGCTAACGACTTCCGTAATCAGCTTTTCATAGCCGCTCAAAACTACAGTCTCGCAGACAAGTTCATAACTGTTGACGGTTCGGCTACCTAAGATAGCAATCTTCATCTGTGCCAAACTCTTTCGCACAGCTTTGTTTCAGTGCCGCGAGTGCCTAAATTTATCTCTGACCTTTCAGGAAATTTATCTGTCCATTGCTCAATTTGTTGACCATTATGAGAAATTTTTAAAAATATCTCGTCATCTCCAACAGAGTTCTCCCAGCTATCTACTGAGTCACTGATTGGAATCCACTCAGTCTTTCCAGCTTCGGCTATGATACCTTTGAGCTTGACTACTTCACTTTTTAGCTGGTGTATGTTGACGATCAAGCCAACACGTTCCATCTCATACTCGTGGGCCATCTGGTCAATGGTAGCTTCTCGTAAAGAGCTAACCAGTTCAGCGCCGTTATGCTGAGACTCAAGAGCGCGAACTAGTCTACTAATGAACGCGTCTTGAAACTTGTAGTCGTTCCACAAAGGTTCGACATTGATTGTCTGCGGCCACTCTGACTCACTCATTTTTCTCTCCTGGTTTTCTCTAAATTTTTTTGGCTATTCGGAATAGTGTGTTGAATCATCGTCAGTCAGGTACAGAACTTCAACGTCTCTTTGAGTTGAAAGCGGTCGAAGTTTAGCTTCTTCCATGATTACCTGTTTGAGTTGAATCAACTCAACACCATCGGAGTGCTGGACAGTAATCGTGTCAAAGCCAAAGTTCATTATGGGGTCGAATTCCAGCAGCATGACTGACTCTTTCACTTGTCGTTTCTCCTTCATATCAGGCTTGCGGTTGCGTGTCGAGTACAGCATCTTGGCGCGGATAGCACGAAAGCTATACCCGCGACCCAATCGGTTGACGACTTTGGCGACGCCATTCAAGGCTTCCGTGACAGCATTGGTGACAGGATGATCAAAGTAAGCAAAGGCTTCGGCCTCCCAATTGGTGAGTGCAGTCATGAGATCACCGAATGCCCAGGCCAGATCGTTGGCGCGGACTTCTGCGGCCCACTCTCGGTAGTGAATTATGGCGGTTTGTTTGTCTGTCTCTGTGTCCCACAGGTCGTAGATGGCTTCCTTGAGTTCGTAGGCAACCGCCAATTCAGGGAAGGTTTCCAACCAAGTAGCCAGCAGAATTGTCTTATTGGGTGGCAACTCAGACCGGCGACGAAAGAGCAGGAACCTATCGTGCATCAGGGTACGACGTTGCCGGTCGGTCAATCCCTCTCTGATACGCTTGCGAACCTTGTCAATGGCCTGGTTTGCCATTCTGACGACATGGAATTTGTCAATGACGATGATTGCCTGTGGAAGCACGGCCCTGACAGCATCTCGATAAGGTATCCACATATCCATTGCGACCAATTCAATTTGGTCACGGTTGGGCAGGGCCATAAGTCGCTTGGCTACCTCTGGCTTTTTTCGACCAGGCAGGATGTCAATGAGTGTGCGAGCCTCAACATTGGTCAGCACGCAACGGGCATTGCCAAGAAGATGCAACTCGTCAATGCCCAACCATCGTGGCGTGTTGAACTGGATGGCTTGTTCCAAGTGGTCAACGTGCCGACCAAAAATGTTACGAATAGTGCCTTCATCTACCCCAATGTCGGCGGCCAGGCTGGTAAAGGTACGTTCCAATGCCTTTGTCTGTACCCATTTGACCAGTCGTTTTGCTGCTCTGTGGTGGTCATCCAGATCGTCAAGCTGCTCAAAGAATGTGCGCTGGCACTCAAGGCACTTCCACTTCTTGCGCTGCACCAACAGTCTGACTTTCTTGCCGTGGATGGGAAGATCGCGGAATGGTTGATGCTTCGTGCCGTAACGATGCAACTTTGGATGGATGACGCCACAAGACAAGCAAACCTCTGGCTGCACTGTGTACCGAGCCTTGATGATGTATTCGTCGTGGGCTTCTTCGACCTCGGTTACGTCCCACTTGGGGAGGTTGAGAATGTCAGTCATGTTTTCCCTTAACGAGTTTTGAAAACTGGTCTATTTGCCTATTGACAAAATATTGCACATGTGCTATATTATAGGCATGAACGGCACATATGAGATGCCGAATAGCACAGGAGAAACAACAATGGCTCGCCAAACAGCAAAGCAACAAGTTATCGAAATGTTGAAAGATGTTTACGAAGACGGTGATGTCAACGCCGCCACCATCTTCAAGGGTTATGCTCACGATACTTTCCAGAACGGCTGGCACTTGCGCTTCTTTGGCCGCAGCGATCACATTTTCATGGGTACGTCGGTAGCAGAGGTGAGTGCCTACTGTGACGATGTTCGTACCAATCGGGAAGTTGGGTACTAGACGCTCAGGAGCCACAGCGATATGTGGCTCCACTCTATTATGAACATCCTGACGCAAGATGAAGTGATCGAAAAACTTGGCGTGAGTCGCCAGCTTCTTAGCCAATCTATACGCCCCCTCATGGAACGAGAGGGAGATGCCAAGCAGATAGGTGAAGGCAAACGTGCCGTATGGATATATGATGGCGACCAACTTTGGCGATGGAAAGAGTACATCGAAAAGCGCAACGCCCTAATCGAGATCGGCTATCCAGGTTGGCATAGCAAGCGACCGTATGATTTGGGCGAGATGAACTCGCTTGTTGATCAAGGCGTCTTTGATGGCGAAATTGATCACCCTGCCTTTCGGCTACCGGAATGATTTCCGTTGACCCTGCTTTCGGGTATGGTCAACTCAACTTTCCGATTTCAGACCTTTATGTTATACCATCGGAATTCAACAAAAGCAACTCTATATTCCGATTTAGGATGTTAACGTACAAAACTCAGTTCAACTCAGTATTCCGAATAGCCATTTTTTTTCTTATCAAAGACCGCCAGTAAATCGGCGGCTGTAACCTTTTTAATCATTCCCACTCGGTAGTCTAGGGTTGAATGAATGAGATGATCGATGGTCTGGTAGCCGTCAACGGTAACAGACCGCATATTGACAATGACTGGGGATTCGGTTGTTCCAATCCTACGGTTTCTGTGTAGACACTGGAAGTAAGAATCATCGTACATCCGTTCAACAAAAAATGCCGTTCTCGCTTTGGTGAGTGTGAAGCCGAATTTTCCAACTTGGTTATTAAGCACCAGAACATCAAGTTCTCCGTTCTGGAACGCATCTACCATCTTGTTGCGATCTTCCATCTTCGTAGCGCCGTTGGCGAGAGCCACCCGCTTCTTAATCTTGCTGAAGTGATCTCTCAACAACTCACCTGTCTTGATGAAATTTACCCACACCAGATAAGGGCCAGGATAGAAACTCATCAGTTCCGGTAGAGCATCCCACTTTCCCGCCGAATCGACACCACCCACCAAGAGCGGGTTAGAAGCAACTTGAACAGAGCGCACCATCAAACTTAGATGGTTGTTGACTGTGACGTACTCACCAGGATCGACTGTTGCTAATTCAACCCGTAACTTTTTTCTCAGTTCTTCGTAGGCTGCATCCTGCTTGGGCAGCATGGGGATATTGATATCCTCCATGATCCAATCGGGAATGTCGGCAACATCGTCTTGGGTACGGGAAAAATAAATGTCAGCAAAATTTTTCTTGATTTCTTTTTCTGCGTTGGGCTTGTTAGCAACCAGCTTACTGCCCCACTCATCTTTGTTTACTATAACATATTTCTCGACAAATCTCCAGTAGCTCGGATACCCTTTAGGCTTGAGAATGTGGAATTGATGCCACATATCATCCAAGAGTTTTGTCGCTGGAGCGCCTGTGAGAAGCCAGCAAACATCAATCACACTCGCCAGTTCCTTAATAGCTTTGGAACGAAGGCTGTCATGGTTTTTGTACATGATCGACTCGTCCAGAATTAGACACTCATAAGGCGGATCATAGGCCATGAACTCGTTTAGATGTTTGACGACTGTCTCTGGATTGGTGATACCCCACCAAGCTTCACTATCTTCTAACAATGTACCGCCGCCCAACCCTGATGTAACTTTGCGATGCATCACAGCCGGAAAAGGCTTGACTGGCAGCTTATCTCCCCATTTTCGCAACTCGCCATCCCAATAATAAAGAAGGGAAGCAGGACATACTACCAAAATATTTTTAAAATTTTTCTTTCCCGCCGCATCTGCCGCCGTCAGTGTTTTGCCCAATCCAGGCGACAGGGAGAGCATCGCCCTATCATGGCGCACCAAAAAATCAGAAGCCTCTTGTTGGTAATCAAACAAGACACTGTTTTCATCCTTTTCCCAAGCTTCGACATAGGGTGGTCGTTCTCGACGCAGCCAATTGTCAACCTTCTTGGTAGGAACAAAGGAGAGTCCCGACCAGATGAGGTCGTAATAATTCTCTAAGGTAGGGATTGCCATCATAACAAACTGGTCTTTAACCGCCCTCCAGTTGGTTACTTCTAACAGAACCCTGACCCTCGGATCACCCCAATCCACAGGTCGGAAGATGAGCATACCTTGCGTATACTGCATCCCTAGCATCCCAGGCTCTAATATTTTGGCTAGTTCTTTAGGAGAGTAATCCTTCATCAGATAAAAGTCCGCTATTTTCTAGCAACGAATCAGAGGGCAGAATATCCAAATGAGTCGGTCGGAAGCATCTAGCTCCGCCGCCGTCCATGTTAACCCATATCTGCACAACTTTTGTCTCACGATTAATGTAGACATTGTAGATTGTGCCTACATAGTCCTCAGACCTACTAGCCCATGCCAGAGTGATACCCTCCTTCACCTTAACACGCACTCCATTTAGAGAAGAAACCCTCTCAGCGGCCTCCCCTATTGTCATTACTTCATCACCAAACTTTTTTTCCATCGGTTTTCTCTCTTTTTATTTTCTTAAAAAATTAGACTTTGTGCGACCAGGAGAACCCACTGGTCGCACAAATTACATTTCCCCAGCCTTTTCCATTTCGACAATATAACGGAACACCGACTCTGAGAAGCCGTCGATATGAATCCAGTCACCATAGCCAACGCCATTTTGGTAGCTGGCAACGTTGATCAGATAGCCCTTGACACCCTTCGGAACCGACAGGATGCCATCATGTGTCTGTTCGTCCGTGATGACGATGATACGGTCATACTTGGTCTTGGCGTTGATCTCCTTGAGAGAATTAGCCAGATAAGTACCGCCTCTATTCGACTTTTCAATCGCATCACGCAGCGCAAAACCTCTACGTGGCGGCACAAGAACAGCCTTGTCAGCGAACGACCACACCTCTACATCATCGCACATTTCACGTCCGACCATTGCCACACCACAGGCAGCGTCGGTGCGTTCCATATCCGACTTGGCGGAGAGCGGCGCACGCATCGAACCGGACATATCGACCAGGATGACTGTCTTACCCGCCAGCTTCAACTCACCAGCCGCCTCGAAAAATTTTTCTTCCAAAGCTGGCTCCAACTGCGGCACTTCTCTAGCTGCGGCAATAAAGCGGAAAGGCAGAACACGATAGATGGACATATCGTGAATCGCTTGCATGATCGTGCCATTATGCACACCCGCCTGTTGCATGTTTCTTAAATTTCTAAGCAGCGCCAACGCTCCCAACTTCTTCTCAACCAGAAGGCGAGTCCACTTGTTCAACTTGGACACGCCATCATTTCTGGATAACTCGACTTCCCAGGTGTCAGGAGTCGGCAACTCACCCTTAACTGCTTGACGCCACAACTCGGCTTGATCTGCATTATCAGGTTCAGGGCGCACGATACGAAACACGTCCTTCAAAGAAACAGACCCTTGACGGTCGTACTTGGCAAGCGCATAGGCGTCAAACTTACGCAAAGCCTGTGCCAGTCCATCACGAACACAGTGGGCGACAGGAACCTTACCCTCCGCCCAATACATCGCCATGAATTCCATCGGCTCGTCGGCACGTTGGATCACCTTCGCCAATGTGTCAGCCACATAGGGACGATGTGTTTCATGGCGTGCCATTTCACGAACCAGGAACAGCGGCGCATGGCGCAGCTTCATTTGCTCTCTGGCTTCGACAGCCATTGCCGCTACCTTCGCCGGAGCCACCAACGGTACACTGTTGGCAAGCCGCTTGGCAATTTCTTGACCATCTTCGTAGAATGTCTTTTCCCACAGAAAGCAGGACATCAAAGACCGACGCAATTGTTGCTCGGCGTTGATGCGGTGCGCCTTCCCCCCTTCGTGAGTCAAGATTGGTGGTTGATTTGGCTTCACGTTTGTTTTCATTTTCTTTTTTCTCCTGAAAAATTTTTAGCCGTAAATCAGCCCAGCTTTACCGCTGACTGTCATCACACGATTGCCATTGTACTGCTTGCCTTTACGCAAGTCGGGCCTACGTTTAGCCTTAGACAAGACCAGCACAGGCTCGTCGCCTCTCTGGTATGTTCTCGGCGTCAACTGTCTGTAGCCCTGACTGACAAGATAACGACCATAACAGGCGTTGGCTTCTTGTCCAGTTGAGTGAGTCTTGGGCAAGTGCAGAGAGCGCAAACCCTTATTGGTTGCGCTAAGAGCCTGTCGTGTCCCTGAACAATGATCAAAAGGTGTATGACACATAAATTTATCTTGGCTCATGGTTTTCTCTCCTGACGTTTTCTCTAAAAAGTTAATCTCAGCCACACTCTACATTACCACGTACGGCTCAGTCAATCCCCAAATAGCTAAATCTTTCAAAATTTGTTGAGGGAAGAAGCGGCTAGGGCTTGGTATCAAAGCGTGGTTAGACACTGATAGAGAAGTATCCCTAACCTACACCACTCAACAAAATAATTTTCTGGAGAGAATGCCAGTGTTGGCGGCTGGCACTCTCCACGTTCGAGACAGACCTTACAGGAGTTCACCGATGATCCCCCGAAACATCGGCTAGGCTGCTACGGTAGGACTCGAACCTACATTTTTCCGGTTAACAGCCGGATGCCTTGCCAGTCGGCCACATAGCAGTAATGGGTAGGGAGATACTGATCAGGTATCCTTATCGGCTTCCCTACCGAACCGAGTCTGTATCCAGACACACTAGCTGACTGTCTCTCCATTTGGCCGGAGACACGTTGTATAGCCTCTGGCCTTTGACGCCGCCAGTGACGTAAACAGATCTGTTTAGGCGAGACTGATCAGATTTGAACTGACGATCTTCTGTTCGACAAACAGACGCATTGGCCCTGGCTATGCTACAGTCCCGTAAAGAGGCTTTATAGCGGGCTGCAACCCTTGCCTCTTGCACTACACTTATCCGAAAACGCCCACTTTCTTAATGGAGGTGAAAAACTCATCGGCTGTATCTTCGCGCTCCGACTTGATTAAAGTTGGAACAGCCGATGAGATGGTCAAGGTGGCAGGAATCGAACCTGCGTGTACTTGCTCCCAAAGCAAGCGGGTGGCCTCTACCCTACACCCTGATAAGCCTCGAAAGGGAGTTACCCTCTAACGATGTCGGGCATACAGCACCGTCTAGTCTTTCCTAGAAGCCAAGAAACACGTCGCTTAGTGAACGGATTAAAAAGTAAGCGTTGGTTTTCAGACCTCACTTTTTAATTAACGTAGCCGTACCTGCGGAATATTTTAGGCATATTCATACCAGTGGCGGGGGCCGGATTTGAACCTGCGACCACCCTCTTAACAGGAGAAGTAACCCTTATCTAACACCACCGAACAATTCAGTTGTTAAAGTAAACACCTTCGGATGGTGTCGAACCATCTACTCGGCTTGTCAGGCTTTGCGTATCCCCTCCCTCCAGAGCGACAAACTTCTGTCGAGAGCGACCGAAGATGATAATATCAGGGGAAGGAGGCGAAAACAGATATTTTCGGTGCTACCGTTACACTATCTCCGCAGACGCTTTAGAGAGTGGATGCCTTCTGTGTCCAGAAGGCACTCTAAAGCTGACTTCAAAAGTGTTAATGCTTGCAACGGCCACTTTTGTAGTTTGGAGCGGAGAGTGGGACTCGAACCCACACTCGTCTTTTGGCATAAGAAGTAACTGTTTCCTATCACCACCTGATGACATCACTATAGCATGGCGTCGGCGGCTTGTCTATCCCCAATAGGCTACATATTTTCAACAGATTTAGAAGAACGGCGGCGACTTCCATAGCCTAATGGCTAAATCTGTTAAACGCCCGCAACCCCGCAAGTAGTTAATACTATATTATTGCTATTGGGTAAGGGAAAATAGTATATATAGGCTCTATAGGTAATAGGGGAGGAGTGACTACTTGTTGTAGTGGTGCGTAAACAACAGATTTAGACAATCAGCCATTCTTAAAAAGCCGGATCACGCTTAAACGCGAACCCCAACCGTTGCCTAAACCCGATCCAAGAAGGTTCCAGTTTGTGCCAGCACTAGCCGCCATCAGTCGATAGCGGTAGTTGATGCCAACTCTGAGGATACAATTGGTGTGGATAGATGTGGCGCTGCCTAAAGTCGAAGCTGCCGCTGCCATCGTGCCTGGAAGTTGTGCGAAAGTACCCGTTGCCGGATCTTCTTCTATGTAGCCGTAGCCTTGAGCATCTACGCCTGTCGTCGGGCTTGCCATGACTGTGTAGTTAAAAAAATAAATTCCGGCTTCCAAAATAGTTAAGATACTAGAAGCCAAAGAAAAAATTTCCGGCGCTGAGTTCTGACGAGTCGTAATGAGAGGAACAACGATGGCAGCAATATAGGCAGACCCAAAGAAGCCGGAGTCGTACCACTCTGCCGACCAGTTGCGATCTTCTACGTCTAAGTGATCCGCCGATCCGATTTGCTGTGAATCGGTGTTTCTAAGTCCTACAGTGGGCATTCATCAAACTCCCATCACAATTCCATCAAGTTTCCGTCACAAAAAGACTTGACAGCATCACACTTCGGTTCCCCTAAGTCCAAGCCGTGCGCTACGCATGTCGTATTTAGAACTCATACCGCCAGAAAATTGCACAGCATAGGGTGTTCGCATGTCGAACTGTACCGATTCAATTCTGAGCATCCTGGGATCACGATGTAAGTCAGAAAAAACTGGCCCCAGCCCTGGTAAGAAGTCAGAAAAAAATATCCACTTGCCAGGTCGAATTCGCCAGGGAGAAACAATACTGCCACCAGAGTCGAGAATAAGTCTCCTGGGATCGGCAATCTCGATGGTGTAGTCTACCTCACTCGACCCTGGCCCATAGACAGGCTTGCGATTTGAGTAGATGCCAAAGTAATGCCGGATGTTGTTAGCGTCACCCATTGCCGTCACACCGCGAATGTGTTCGTTAGCAAGCTGGTCATCGTTCTCGTAGAGCGGCACAGCGGACGTATTTAAGGCGATCTCGCTGTGATCGCTAGATATCCAGCCTGAGTTAAGATGTGCGCTTAGAACAGCCTTAATGCGGTCGGAGATGGTTATTGTGCCTGTGCCTGGAGTCGTGTAGTTATAGGGATAGGTCAATGTCCGATACCAGCCGACGCAGTTGATAGTCAAAGAAATTTCTTCGTTGGAAAAAGAAAAATTTGAAGAAATTTCTGGATGACCATGTTCGGTCAACCACATATCGACTAGCTGGTCAGAATTGGCGTCAGTCACGCCCGCCAAAGATAAAATTTTAAACCAGATACCCCAGTCGGATTGTGATGCTGTGTTGTTAACGGTCGGTGTTTTCTTGCGGACACCGATCTGAGGCGGATAAACCGATGTGTCCACACCGGAATAGATTGCAAAAACACGGTTGGAGATATCGGTCACTGGCCCTAGTGTAAGGGAAAGTCCTGCCTGATTAACATTGATTGAATCAACAAAACCTTCCCACACCGAGTCTAAAAAATTATCATAGACGATGATAGGTCGAAACAGACCGTCCTGCACCCACTCGTCTAAAGATGCCTGGTTTTCCGACAAAGAAAAAGAAGCTGTGTCGAAACCGCCGAAAGCATTGATGGTGTGTCGCCAGTCCTGAACGGAAACGTCTAAATTTCCTCTCCAGTTGCCGCCTTTTGGCAGTCTCTCAAAGTAGGAAATCGTAAAATTTTGACTGGAAAAATTACTGCCGATAGACGCCCCAAACACTAGCTCACCCCGCGATAGGCCAGATATTGCTGTTGTTTATAGACCTGCACAGAGCCAGGAGCCTCTGGATAGCTGGCCCAGTAATCGTTCCAGTGTAGAACCATAAACCAGAGTCGCTGGTCTTTGTTGGCTTGCAGAATCATCGGCCCATTGTTGACTGCCTGGTACTTACTTACAATCAGCCCAGCCGGATTGCGATTCAAAGCAGAGATGGCGATTTTTGGATTGGTAATACTGTCTACATCCAAAAAATTTTGATTGGCAATTTGTGGTGTACCAACAGGCGTCAGATCAGGGATGTAAGCATCAATCGCCCATTCATCAATTGGCATAAGCACAACATCATAGAGATAAAGCTGCCTTGCTGTCGCCGTCGTGTAGCCCTGGACGACAATCTGCATTTGATCGGATAAGCTTCCGCCCATACAAGCAATCTCCCTGGTCGAGATCGCAAGCTGTCCAAAATCCACCGCTTCCCACTCTTTGTTGGCTGTCGGGTAGACCGGATTGGTATTGAGACGCATACCACCAGACCCAAATCGCATCTGGAGTCGAAGCCGCCAACCTTGCGTTGTGGCGTTGTTATAGAGACACCTAACAAAAGCACGATAATAGCCATGAAATTCTCTGGCAATAGATGTGCTGAGTGTAATCGTAACCAGGTCTTTCCAGTCGTTCAAGTCTCCGGCGCTGCTAAGATTTACGCTGAGTCTCCTCCCCGTTGGAGCCGTAGAGTCGTTGACCCAGCTAATCCCCGTTGCAGAGCCTTGTGTCATTGTGATACCAAAAGGTAGCTGTGTATCCGATATGTTGATATATGGATTGAAATTAGAACCTCTGTCAAGACTTCTCAGCCCACAGACTACTCTCTCGATTATAAAACCCGACTGGCTATGGTATTTGACTCTGCCCACAGCGGGAAGATCGCCCTTTACTTGGTCTGCCGAAATGTCTATATAGGGCAACAGTGTCGTGTAGATAAAACGATTGTCATGGATAGGATATTTCGGATCTGAGCCGACTGCGCTGATTCTAGCTCTTACCCAGTAACCTGTGATGCCGTTGACAGTTGTAGTTGACCAAGAAGGAGGCACAGCCCAGGAAACATTATTGACCCCAGGAATCTTAAACTGATCGGTGTTGTCCAGAGGGTTTAGAGCAGACCAGGAAGCCCCGTTCCAGTATTCCCAGACAACTGTTAAATTTTCTTGGATCTGTGTGATATCAAAATTTAAATCAGAAAAAGTTCCGCCAGGAACATTGGAGTCGTTTGTCTTTGAGCCAAAGTAAACTGCCTTGTTGACAGTCGGATTGGTTCCCAAAAGCTCATAGGGAGGCACAGCCCCAAACTGGAGATTAGAATAAGTGGAGCCGTTATAGTGAAAGACATGCGAAATATTAGAAAAAGAAAATTTATTAGAGACAAAAACTTCGTTCTCACAAGTCGGAAGTCTACCCAAGAATCGTGAAGTAGCGACTCCAGGTGTGCCAGGAGGTTCAGGCTCGTCTGGCGGATCGACAGGAGGGTTGCCACCGCCTTCGCCGCCCGTTCCGCTGAAAAGAAAAATTTCTCCTGATGCCCCACCCGCAATCAAAACACCCGATGTAGTTCTGACAAAAGAATAAATTTGTCCTACCGGAGCGGTTGTTGCCAATGCCCAGCTTAGACCGGAATTGTAAGAGACATAGATAGCGCCATTGGCCCCTGCCCAAATAGTACGCAGTATTGAATTGTGATCGGGAGTTGTGTCAACGTACATGGCATTATAAAGAATGCCGTCCGCTGGCCCGTAGAGAAGGGCAAAGTTAAAGCCTGATGAGCCGCCGCCTGGGTAGTGCCAGATGTTTGTATCTGTTACGTCAGCGGCCCCCTTGACTGCCCATAAAGCGTCCCTACGATAGACACCAGCGGCGTCTTTGTGTAGGAAAGAAACCATATCCAGACCGCCGTTACCTGCACCGCCACCGTAGGTTCCAAAAGCGACTAGCTGGTTAGTTGCCTGGTTGACGCCATGCATGGCTGTGTAGTAGCCGTCTACACCAATAAAAACTAAAGTAGTACCGTAGGCACTGGGTTCGCCAGAGAAGGGAGTAGCGGCTGCGGACTCTCGATAGGAGGCAACCGACAGATGGGTACGATGATAGTCCGGTGTGGATACATAATTCCAGCTTCCAAAAGCACCTGAGCTATTGCTGTAAACAATTGGGGAATGAGCAGAGTTTGTAACCGGATAGCCAACGGCAACCAGTCTGTTACCTGATTGGATCGCCGTGATATCCAGATAGCCTGTACCGTTAGGGTGCGACCATACCTTAGACCAGTTAGAACCGTTGTTGACACTGAGCCAGATGCCACTTGTTCCCGACGCTCCCGACATGGCAGCTAAGATATGGCCGGAGCTTTGAATCTTAGCAAAGGCATTGATTGAGTCAGCCCCAGAACCAAATGTAGCAAGTAATGTCCAAGTCAAGCCGTTGTCGGATGACTTGTAGAGTCTGGCAGAACTGTTTGTCCCTGCTAGCACGTCGCCGTTATTTGCTTGGATTAGAGCTTTGACATCGCCTAAAATTGCCACTTGATCTTTCCCCTAAAAAATTGTAAAATTTTATTTGCTTGATCGAATAGCTTTTGCGCGTACAAAGTCGGCTCTGACCAGAGGCCGACTTTGTATTTTAGCTTCCGGTTTCCCACCCGCTCACTGTCCAAGATCGAATAGAGCTTACTTCTACACAGTCAAATTTGCCTGGTGGTGTCGAGAGCCAGTGTCCCCGTTCTACTCTGACCGTCAAAGATCGAACAACCGAACGTGAGTGAGAAAAGAACGGCTGGACATACGGGTTCTCTAGCTGCGGCACGCTGATGGTATGAATAATAGCATATCTGGGATTAAGTTCTCTAGCTGCTTTGGCGACCAGGTAGATCGGATTAACCACAAAGTCAGATACCCAATAATCAGCGGCGGCTTCTTGCCACGACATGAGTTCCTGTAGATAGCCAATCAGCGGATCTTGATCCCAACTCTCTGCTTCTAACTCGAAAACTTCAATCGCATTATCAAAGTTACGGTAGCGTAACCTACGTCCTTGTGCTAGCGGCCCAGAGGAATATCTGCCGCCGTCTTTGTATTGAGCGATCTGAGGCTGCCAATTTAATAAATTAAAGCCGTAACCGTCGTTCAAAAAATTTAAAATATTTAATTGGCCGTTAGTTTTAACCGTTCCGTCCGTGATGTAAAGCATGGGGACGGGATTGCAGCCGACTACTCTGGCTTTGTTGATTGCCAGTAAAAAAGCCGACGCTGTAAGTTCCGAACTGCCCTCAATGGTGGCATGAGCATACAGAACACCAAATGCTCTTGCGGATACTGTTGATGTCCCTTGAACCGTAGCTGACGCATACTCTGGATCAGAAGCATCTGCTGAGACTGTCGAAGTTCCTGCGATAGTGGCTCTGGCATACGCCGTAGCCCGTTTGACTGCTGTGACAGTCGATGTTCCTGCGATAGTAGCCGATGCACTGTAGGAAAAAGTGATGATTAGCTGCGGACGCTGTGAAGCAGTAGCGCCTTCGGACGAAACAAAAAATTTTCTGTTGAGTGTACCCGCTGCGCCAGGTCTAACTAGCCACCAGCCATAATTAGTAGCCAGTCCTTTATAGAAATCACTTACATCGACAGTTACATCCCAGTCATAGGTAGTTCCTGTAGCTGTGATAAGAGTTGTCGCTGTAGCCGATGAAGCATAAGAAGAACCTGCTGCGCCACCAGCGCCTCCAGGCCAGGAGAGTGACCCGTTGACATTTCTGAGATTCCAAGTGCTGCCGTCTACGCCTGACTCCGGCGCAACACCATTCTGATCTCCCTCAAACCATTGGGTAAGACCACGATGTACGCCGACATTGCCGTCAGGTGCGCCACTGTCCTCCGATGAATTGTAGAGACGCAGAATAGCTGAGTCGATGACAATGTTGGCAGGGAGGGAGGTCAAATTAAATTTTATTAAACTTTTCCAGTTAAGAGATGTGCTTGTGCTTTGTCCTACATGGAAGTCGCCACGACTACCGTAATTTGCTGTAGGAACATTGCTCTCAATCTCTGTATCTTCTCCGCTGTAATTATCAGGTTGCAGCGTGACGGATTCCAGATTGTTGAGGGTATAGGTAATTGTTAGCTTAGGTCGCTGCGCTGCGCTTCCACTAGCCCCCGCAAAAACCTTAATGCTGGTTGTACCTGCGGTAGCGACCACCCACCAGCCCAAGTTCTGATTTGTACCATTTAGAATGTTCGTAACATCAGCGGCAACATCCCAGTCAAAATACTGTAGACCTGTTCCAACCGATTGAGACGAGCTTGCTGTTGTATTGTATTCCGTTCCCGCCACACCACCCGCACCGCCTGTCCAGGCGACAGGGCCAATATGGTTGCGGTTGTTCCAGGTACTTCCTTTGATGGTTGTCGTACCGCCAGCGCCGTTACCTTCATACCACTCGACCAGACCACGATGAACGGCAATCGTAGCGGCGGCAACGGCTGTCGTCTGAAAAAGAGAAAGAGTAGCCGATACGATTGTGACATTGTTGGGAATCGCAGACAGGTCGAACTGCAAAAGTGCCTTACGCTGGTTGACTGACTGGATATGCAGCACCGCGCCAGGATTAAAGTTAATATCTCCATCGGTATTGGAGATAAAAATATCTTTTGCGGCTGCTTCATCTGGCTGAATGACAACGGTAGGCATTAGTCTCTATTCAACCTCTGTACGATTCTTTCCACTCTATATTCAAATTCGGCTGCATCAATCTTATCGGAGACATAGATCGGCCCGACCTGGACATTATTGTAAGTTGTCTGGCTCATACTTTGGTATTTTGTAGCAGCGGCTCCCTGAGAATTCATTATGGCATTCCTAAAGTTATTCAGAGAGCTTCCAAAATTTCCAGATATTTTGGCTGCATTGAGCAAGCTCTTGGACATTTGGTTGGAAAAAATTCTTGACCCAGGAGGTAAGTCTACAAATTCCGGCCCTTCTTCACCGACCAAGAGCCGACCACCCCTCCAGTATTGCATACCTGTTGCCGCACCGGAAGCTGGAGGAATTGTATCTTCTAAAGGTTTGCCGCCACCACCAGGGCTAGGTGTTTCGGGTACAACTGGTGTAGGTAGTGGATTTCCTGCCATACCCAGCGTAAAACCTTCTACAATCCCTTCCCAGATTCTTCTACCTATATCTCCAAAGGATGCAGCCGTATCGACTGGGTGAAAAATTGCCGTAGCAATTCTCTCAGCCATACCTTTAAGAACTTCAACCACAGCACTAACAGCGATTTCTCCTGCTGCTTTCCATGTCCACTTCCAGCCGCCTTCCTCATCTCCGTTAATAAATTTAGAAGTAGCAATAAGGAGAGCCGACTGCCATGATCCAGGATCGGTTGCCGGAAGCCAGGTTGCCAAGATGTCGTTTGCAGCTTTTTGTACTTCTTGCCATGCCAGTACAAAGTCGCCATCAACTGCTAAGGCTCTAACAGCATTGCGTAAGTGACCCTGCCACGCAGATCCGCTTCCGCCGTTATCTTCTTCGGCCCACTTACTCAACACTTCATTTGCAGCGATACGAACTTCTTTCCACGCTCCTGCCCAATCGCCACCTATAATTTTTCTGGCTGCTTCAATGGTGTGCCATTGCCATGATCCAGTAGTGGTATTTGATTGCCACTGTCCCAAGACAACATCTGCGGCTGTTCTAACCTCTGCCCAAGCTGACGCCCACTCTCCTGAGTTAATTTTTCTGGCGGCTTCTATCGTGTGCCATTGCCATGAACCCTGACTTGTGTTAGCTTGCCACTGTCCCAGCACAACATCTGCCGCTTGACGAACCTCTGCCCATGCAGCCCCCCACTCACCAGAGTTTATTTTTCGGGCTGCTTCAATAGTATGCCATTGCCAGCTTCCAGGCGTAGTGTTGCTCTGCCACTGGCCTAGCACAATATCAGCGGCGGTACGAACTTCCGACCAGGCTTGCGCCCACTCGCCAGAATTTATTTTTCTAGCAGCCTCAATTGTGTGCCATTGCCACGATCCAGGCGTAGTATTGCTTTGCCACTGGCCTAAGATAATGTTGGCTGCATCCCTTGCTTCATTCCAGGCAGCAACCCACTCGCCTTCTTTAAGCAGACGCACAGCTTCGATTAGCTTACTTTGCCAGCTACCAGGAGTTGTTTTGCTCTGAGCTTCGGCAAGTGCTTCATCCATCGCTACACCCGCCTCAAGCCATGCGTTGTACCAATCGCCTCTGATAAATTTTTGTACAGCGCCAATCAAAGTATTCTGCCAAGTCTTGAGCGGTTGTCCTTCGGCGTCTACTTGTTTCAGAGACTCCATGCCCAGAACAAGAGCGTCCTGCATGTTAGCCCAAGCACCCACCCAGTCTCCCAGCAAAAATTTTTCTACGGAGTCTAGTAATTTATTTTGCCAGGTGTTAAGTTCGTTGCCCGCCTCATCTTTTTGCTTGAGAGTTTCCATGCCCAGAACAAGCGCATCCTGTAGACTCGACCAGGCTTTTGCCCAGTCTCCGGCAAGAAAATCCTGCACAGATTGAATAAGCTGATTTTGCCAGGTCTTGATTGGTTGGCCGTTCTCGTCAACCTCCTTCAAGGTTTCCATACCCTTGATCAGACCTTCTCTGGCTTTTGCCCATGCCTCAACCCACTTGCCCTCCAAGAAAAGCTGCACAGACGAGAGGAGAGAATTTTGCCAGCTATCAGGATTGTCGGCGTCTTTTAGTTGTTCCAAAGCATTGATAGCACCCTGACGTGCTGACGCCCAGGCTTCCGCCCACTTTCCGTCGATCATCTGCTGGACGGAAGTGATAAAAGGATCGGCCCAATCGGGAGTAAAATCTTTTAATTTTTCCAGAGCGCCTTTGGCTGTTTCTTTAATTCTTTCCCAGACTTCATTCCAGCGCCCCTCTAAAATATCCAGAAGGAAATCAGACCAGTCAGTATCGAAATCTCGTAGAATTTGTTTTAGAAGCTCAAATGCGCCTATAGCAACGTTAACTACTTTTCGCCATACCTCACGCCATCTTCCCTCTAAGATATCCAAGAGAAAATTTGTAAAGGGAAGGTTGAGTTCTTTAAGAGCAAACTTGATACCGTCGAAGGCGCTGATTGCCATCTGCTTGACCTGTAACCATGCCTCATACCAGTCTCCATGCACCAGATGCACAATAAACTCAGTGAAAGGCAGGTCAAGCTTGTCTAGCTCACCGATGATGAAGTTTAAAGCCTCAACTACGACGCCTCTGACCGTGCGCCACGCCTCATACCAGCGATTCTCTAAGATATCTAAGATGAAGTTGGTGAAAGGAGTGTTGAGTTCTCTTAGCTGATCTTTAATCCAGTTAAACGCAAAAGTTACCGTGTCTTTAACAGTATCCCAGACTTTTGTCCAGCGACCCTCTAAGATATCAACGATAAAGCCAGTAAACGGATTATTTAGACTTTCTAGGAATCCAATAATTAAATTAAAAGATTTTTTGGCAATCTCGACAACATTTTCCCAGATACCCTCCCAGTCTCCCTCCAGAAGATCAAGAGCAATGTTAATAAAATTTTTGAAGAAAGGAGGAACGATTTTTTCCAACTCAATTAAAACTGTCTTGACGACCCCCAATGCCGTATTCCAGGCACGCTTCCAGTTGCCTGTAAAGAGGTCGTTCATAAAAGAGACAATCGGCCCACGAATCTTAGGCCAGGTTTTCTCAAAGAAAGTTCGGATACCGCCCCAGTCCGTTTCCCAAGCTTTACGGATGGTAGCGACTGCTCTGACTGCTCCCAGAATCACAGCACCCATGCGAATCAGCCCAGGCACAATATTAAGCAAAATTGCTCCGGCTGCGGCAATAAGGACATCCTTTAGCTCCACGTTCTGAGTAATAAACTCATAAATGGGCATAAAAGTTTTTTTCAAAGAAACAATAAAATTTAATACTTGCCCAGCCGCCTCTTTAATCGTGCGCCAGATACCTTGCGCCCTCTCGATGAAGTCACGCATCCCTGGCGACATCTGATCAAACCAGTATTGAAGTTGGTCGCCGCTGAATAAAAGCTCTACCAGCCAGTGTGCGAAGGCTTGAATATTGTCGATGATTTGAGGCAGCATCCTCTCAATCCAGGGCATAGCTGCGTCGACCACACGATTGAGAAGCTGTGCGAAGCGTTCAAAAAAATTAATAATTTTATCTTGGTTCGCACCCGTTAGCGCCGTCAGCTTGTTCACCAAGTTAAAGAGCATGTCGGTGAAAGCTGCGCCCGACTTTCTCTGGATGGTCGCCCAGATATCGCCCAGGTTTCTCCATCTCGCCTGGAGAGTTTCAGTACGCACTTTGGCAGCATCCATCGCTGAGTTCTGGATTGTGATCTCATCTTTGAGCTTTCTGAACTCATCTTCACCCATGTTGACAAGACCGATGAAGGTTTCCAAAGCATCGTTACCAAAAGTGCGGCGACCAAACTCAATGCGTTCTTCTTGGCTCAGACCCTTGACTGCCTCACGCAATTTTCCAATCATGGCGACTGTGCCAATAAATTTTCCCTGATCGTCAAAGAATGCGTTGTCGCCTGGTTTTTGCTGCTCTTTTAGCTCCTTCAAGTGCTGGGTGTGCGTCTGGAGAAGTTCGTCATAGCTATAGAGTCGGGGATCAAGCTCTGCGATTCTTTTTTCTGTCTCTGCAATCTCTTTGCTGATATCTTCAAACTCAGACTGCGACAGACCTGTAAACAGACCTACTTTTCGCATCTCGTCGGCGGCGACTTCTGTGATGGGGACAAGTCTTTGGAAGAAGTTCATTGCGCCTGTACCCGCTTGGCGCGCTGAGTGGAATAGGTTGACCGTTCCAGCAATGACAGTCGCAAAATCTTCAAAGGTTACACCCAGAGAAGCGGCGGCTGCACCACCGTTGCCCAAAGCCAAAGCCCAATCTTCTAACTCAATTCTGGAGTTGTTGATGACACCTTGCGACACATCGGCAATGCGGTTTACCTCAGTTGCCGCCAGTCCAAACATTTGCATAGCCATCGTTGCAATGTCAGCGGCTTGAGCAAACTCACCCCCTGTCGCATTCGCCAAGAGGATAGCGGCTTCGGCTGCGCCATTGAGAATGTTGGTCATCTCAATACCGTTACGAGCCAATTGGTCTACAACAGCGGCGGCTTCCTCTGTCGAAACAACCAGTTCAGGATCAAGCGCCAGATTGTCAATCAAGTCACCCAAAGGCGCAACTTCGGCGGCTGTCTTTCTCAAGACCGCTTGGATGTCTGCCATGTTTTGTTGGAACTGTGCTGCGCCTTCAATGGCTTCAAAGAGCCAGCCCTTAATCGCATTGCCGGAGAAAGCCAGCACTCCTGTTACGGCGGCTGTGATACCCAATAAAATATTTGTTAATTTTTGTCCCAGGTCACGATAAGCGTCTAAGGCACTTGTCGCCATCGAACGTAAAGTTGTCACTGTGTAGCGAACGACATTGCCGATAATGGTTGTAATCGTGCGTGCCAGACTGGTCAAGATATTGACGACAGAGCTTGCCAGACTCATAAAGAGATCGGCTACCGACCGCACTAGATTTGTCACCAGTCCGATTACGCCTCTGACGATGTTTTGGAAAACACCGATCACAGACGACGCTAGACCGGATAAGATTCTGCCGATAGAGGAGACGATGCCGGAGAAAGCACTGACAATGCCGCCCACAATATTCTGGACAACACCAAAAATATTTCTGAGGAGGGAAGCAAACGCACCGATTACAGAACTGACAATGTTCTGCACGATACTCACAATATTTTTTAGAAGGGACATGAACAGCCCGATAGCACCCGAAACAATGTTCTGGATGATACCGACGACTGTTCTGAGAAGGGACATAAAAAGGCCAGCGACCGTCGAGACGATGCTTTGCACCACCCCGATGATCGATCTTAACAGCCCTGTTAATAGTCCGATGATGGTCGATACCATGCCGCTGATGATATTAGCGACAGTTCTGACCATGCCCATAAAAAGCGATGTGATGCCGTTGACGATCATGCCGACAATCGACATCGCACTTTTGAGAACAGACGATAAAAGCCCTGTGATGACACCGCCTACCAAAGCGAAAGCATTGCCAATCAGCCCTGTAATTAGGCCCACCAGTCCGCCCAATACGCGCACGATCATGCCTGTGATAAAAGACAATGCACCGGAGATCACACCGCTGATAGCACCCAAGATACCAGTCGTTAGACCGCCCAGAAGTGTGCCGATGACTGCGCCGACTGGCCCACCCATCGCACCACCAGCCGACCCCATCATGTCCCAGATGCTACCGGATACTGTGCCGCTAGTATTACGCATCAAAGACTGGGTAACTTTTATAGCAGCGGCTATTTGTCGCTGTGCTGACTTCTCGGCTGCGACAGCGGCTCTTTCTGCTGCTTTTTCGGCTGCTGCGGCTTTTTTATTTTCTTCCTGTAAAATTTGATTGGCGAGTCGAGTAGCATCTCTGATTTTTTTATTTACAGCTTTTTCATCGGCTACAGCTTCCTTCTCGCTATTTTTTTGTTTTTCTCTAGCAAGTTTGCTTTCTTCTTTAAGAATATCCGCCGCCATCTTAACCCTGATTTTGATCGCATTATCAGCCGCCTTTTTTGCGGCGGCTGCTTCTGCGTCGGCGGCTTTCTCAAATTCTCTTTCTGCTTCTTTGTATTCTTTGATGGTGAAGTCAACAGCCTTGCCGACTGCGCTTTCCCAATCGCTGCTGCTGTCTTTGGCGGCTCTGGAAATGGTTTTAGCGGCGCTGCTTGCTGCACGCGCCGCTGCATTCCACGCATTTGCCAGCGCCCGCATGTCGCTGGTATTCATTTTATCGCTTATATCAGAAAAGCTAGAGACAACATCTCTAGCCATATTCTGAGTGGACGTTTTCATCTCCTCTACTTTACGGAGATAAGTGTCCACGTTGCGATTAAATTGTCTTAGATCAAGCTCGGCAATTAACCCGATCTTCTCAGCCATAGGTTAGGATTCCGTGTTCTGAGATAGATTCGCCATTTCTGTCTCACGCTGCTTATTAGCAACATAAGAATCCCAGGCTTCCATCCCCATCTTACTTTCATAATAAATAATGGCGAGAGCCTGATCGTCCTGGCTGGCTTCAAAAAATTTACTAGGGGGCCATATCCTCCAGTAGTGGATTACTTCCGCTAGATGGAACAGATGTCTCCACTCCCACTTCCCCTTCAAGTCTTTCCGTTCCATCAGTTTCGACAGGGGTATTCCGTCGTACCTGATTCCGAAAAGTGGCCCTCAATTCATCAAGGTTTTCGGCGGGAACACCTGTGCGCTCCATAATTCCGGCCATGATCTCAGCGAAGTCGTCATTGTTGCCGATCACATCAGAGTTGATGTACTGGAATTTCACATCAATACGATTGCCAGGAACCTTGAGTCCCCATACTTCTTCTTGTTCCCGCTTCCACTCGTCCAACCCTTCTTCCGTATAGCCGATGATCTCAAAGCCAGACGTGAAGGTATATTTCATCACATTGCTGTCACGCTGATCTAGAACTTTATCGCGCTTGGCAATGTATTCTTCCCAAATTTTTTTCTCGTTGTCGTCAAGAAAATCTTTTCCATCCATCGGCTCTCTTTGTTTGCCGCCGAAGTCCGTCACATATTCACGATAAGGAACTTCCGGCAACTCCCCCGCCCCGCGCAATGTCTCTAAACGTTGCTGGTTAAGACCGATGAAACGAATTTTTACGCCCAGTGAAGTCGTAAAAAAGTCCGGCGTCGAGTAGGAAAAATTTTCTTTGCCGTTGCCATTGCCGTTGCCGTTGGTATGCTTGGGCGTTTGGTAAGTTTGCTTCTCTGCCATCTTGAAAGTTTGGTTGTTCATTCCTCTGTTGTCCTTTTAGAAAAACCAGCGGTTGTCTAAGGCTACTAAGACAACCGCTGATTCTTCACGATAGTAGGGTAGCCTTACAACAAAAATTTTCTTAGCTGACAGGCTGTAGCTTGTAGACCACAGGCTTGCCACCTTGAGGCTCACCGACTGCGTAGACCAGGCGAAGTCCACAGGCAATCAGCGAGTTGATACCGGAATTGACAGGAGTCTCAATAACCTCCCAGTTGTAGCCGCCAGTGCGTGTGGTGAGGATAGTGGATTTACCGCCACTCGCGCGCACACTCATGTAGCCGACCATGTTGTTGACGAACTTCATGTCATCAACCACACCGCCCGCTTGACCCGAACCATTCCAACCTGCACGCTGCGTCCAGGTTACACCACCATCAGTGGTGAAGAAAGTTTCGGAATCGTCAGTGCCGACCCAGGCGTTGTTGGTATCGATCACAGAACCGGAACTGATGTCGCCACCCTGCCCAGTGCTGTTGACTTGGTTCCAAACCTGCCCGCCGTCATTGGTAGAGGCGATCACATCGGCTGCGCCACCTGCCCAGCCGTTGCGGTCGTCAATCATCTGAACCCAGTTCCAGGCAGCGGCATGGATACCCTGATCCTCCTGAACCTGCCAGGACGAACCACCATCAGACGAGAAATAGATTCTGCCCGAATCAGTGCCGACCCAGATGTTGTTCTGGTTGATCGAGTGGACAGCTTGAGGAGAAGTTACGAACTCGCCGTTGTCTGTGCCGATGTTGACGCGTGTCCAGGTTGCACCGCCGTCGTCCGAATAGGCAGCTTCGGCTGGATTGGCAACATCGGTCGTGCCTCTGAAAACGAGAATACGTGTGGTCAAACGGTCGATAGCGAAACAAGTTCCGGCTGTGATTGCATCACCTGTGTCGAACGGATCGGCGTCGGCTGGTGTCCAGGTATCATTTTGCATGATCCAAACAGTCGCCTTGTTAGTTGCCGAACCGACCACCGCATCGGAAACTGCATAGAGGGTGTCACAAGCTTCGTTGGCTGCACCGCAAGGGCCAGCACAAATATCAGTGTCGCAAGCGAACACATGATTCAAAGCCTGGGTTTCGAGAATACTGGAGTCTCTGGAAATACGGAGCGGAGCGATACGAATCATATCGTCAGCTTCCATGTCGAAGGTCATCATAACCGGATTTTCGTCGTCACCACCGGAGAGGAGGTTAGACAAGCCTTCTTGAACGTTGTCGGCATTGATGAAGATGAAAGCTCTACGCCAGTTCCAGAACTCATTCTTAGGCGCGCAATCTACCGCCTGAGCAATGATCGGAACCGGACAGTTGAGATTTTCAAAATAATCAAAGAGGCCGTACATCTTGGTTTCGATGGTGAAGGTCACAAGACCAGGAGCCGCCTTAGTTTTGGTCGCTACACGATAGCGACCAGGTTGCACCGGATCTGGACAGTGGATGAGGGTATTGTTGCCTTTGGGCTTGGTCACAGAGCTAATCGTATGACAACCTGCAAAACGTGGCTGGGAGTTTGGCCCCCCAGGTAGCACCCACAGCGAAACGCCTAGTGATTTGATTGGTTCGTCTGCCATTAGTCGCTCTCTCCCTTATGATCTCGGAAATTGATAACCGCTTCCTTAAAATGTTGGAGATTCGCAGAACAGGCTTCATTAAAGGCAGCGGTTACACCCCTAGTCCTGAGTGCGTAATCTTCCAGTGTCCAAATGCCGTTCTTGCGTAAAAGCTCCGCAATCTTTGTCGGGCCGAACTGGGTATGCATAAGAGTTTCCCATGCCACCCCGTAAGGCTGTCCTTCTTCAATATCCTCAACGGTCAGATCGCCGTTCGCCTCTTTTACGATGATGTCAGACGGAACAGTCACCCGTCTCAGAACTCCTTTGTCATCTGCCCACTCGACTACGCTAGATGATCCTTTATGGAATACTTCGCGGACAACTGTTTTCATCCTGTTTCCTCTCTCAAGGATAGGCGTGACCGCTTGCCTTACGAGCGATCTTCATGCCGTTCTGTAGAAGTGCCTGAAAATTTTTTTCCTGTTTATTTTTTATTTCTTCATCAAATTTTCTGGCTTCGATACCTGGATGAGCGACCCAAGCTCTAAACTGGTCTGTGGGGCCGGACATTCCTGCGCCGGAATTGATGATGCCAGGAAAAGTTTTTGGAATAAATTGCCCAGGAAACGCAAGTCGCTTGGCAGTTTTAGGAAAGATAGCGTGGGAACGCGTGCCTTTGCTCACATAGGCATATATTCGATCCTCAGTCGTTGATTCGACCGTAATTTCATCCATGCCCACTTTAGGAATTACAACGGCAGGATCGAACGGAACAGCATGATCCCAGGTGCGTGTAGTGTCCTCAAAATTTTCTCGGATACTCTCACCAATATCCCTCATTGCATCGATCAGTGCGTGATTGATGCCCGCCCTGTTCAGTGGTCTAGGGATAATTGGCGTCAGTCTTAGCATCTTAGACAATAGGCTAATACAGAATCAGTAAAAATGCAATACCTAAGAAAATTTTAATATTTTTTCAAAAAATACTGGCACGTTGCGCTGCAAAGCCTTTGGCCCGTTTGTAGGTATAAATAGTCTAAATTGACAATTAAATCTTTCTAATGCACAATTATTCTTAAAGGAGAACTCTATGCTAATTACCCTTCGCTGTAGTGGCTGCGGTACTGAAATTCAAAAACAACACTGGACTGTCAATCAGACTAGAAATTTTTGTTCTCTTGAGTGTAAGTGGAACTCTGAAAGAACAGCGATTGTCTGTCAAAACTGTAAAATTTCTTTTACCAAAAAGTCTAAGATCAACAACTCCGCAAGAAAATTTTGTTCTCGAAAATGCTATCTGGAATGGAAGGCTATAGTTGGAAGGGTTAAGCTGGTCTGCCAACAATGTGGGAAGAATTTTACTCGTCAAAAATGGGTTCCTTCTAAGTCTTATATCTGCTGCTCTCGTAAATGCCACACAGAGTTTCAAAGAAAAGATCGAGTAATAAATGGAAATGGTTATGTAGCCATCTGGGTTGATGACCAGAAAGTTTTAGAGCATCGCTTTGTAATGGAGCAGTATCTAGGACGTTCCCTTCTCGAGAACGAAATAGTTCATCACATCAACAATAATCGAACAGACAATCGAGTTGAAAATCTTCAAGTGATGACTCAAGGACAGCATGTAGGGCTTCACAATAAGAATAGGCAGCTATAGTATGCTCGATCTTTGAGCAGCAAAATTCTTAGCCCATTTCCAGGCTTGCCACGCGCCGTTTGAAAGTCCAAAACCGCAGTTGACACGTTCTCTGGTTATAGCCCCCGTCACGTCGTAGTCTTTCTGCCAGATCTGTCCAGTCTTGTCGCACTGGCAAGGTGGGCGACCTAGCTTGGAATGGGCCAGCCGGATAATCGCCATCTCTGCTTGTAGATCTAGCTCACGTACCCCCGCCAAATAGTTTAGACGCACGTTACGATAGCCGTGACCGCAGATAACTTTGCTGTTCCACTCATCTGCATCTTCGTTCCACACAGCGGCGCTGACACGTACAATGCCCAGATAGGGATCTTCCAGATACATACAGGCTGTGTGCGTACATTCTGTGCAACCGTTGGCGCAACTATTGTTGCGACAGTTTGGTCGTACCAAAATAGCTTGTCGGGAAGGATCAGTATAAGTGCGTCTAACATCTACAGTCGTTAAGAAGAAAGCCAGATTTTCATGGTCAGGCACACCTTCAATCACATTCAAGAATTCCTGCTTAACCATACGGTAGCGGGGAATCTCAATTGTGACATTACCGGAAGCCAGCGTAATTTTGCTCGGCGTAATCTGACGATTAGAACCTGGATAAAAAATTTTTATTTCATCCACCGATGCCGCTGATGTCGAGATAGGCCCGACTACGCCTACACCGTTTGGGTTCTCATAGTCGATAGGGGAATCTGCTTCCAGCACTTCTATCACCGGAGAGCCAGCGGCTAAGATACGCGGATAACGGGTTACGATCTTGCATTTAATTTTTTGCTGATCGACCCACCTGGGATTGTCGTTGTACTCACCTTGTATATAGGTTGGACAAAGTGGGTAGCCGCATACCTGCTCAATTTCTTGTTGAGCTTCTGCCAAAGCATTCGCAATCGTCATACGTTGATATTCTGTCCAGTAGGGATCGCAGCCTTTGAGATATTGATTCTCATAGTTAACGCCCCAAAAGGCAGCTTCTTCGTAGCCGATGATCTTGGCGTATCTTGCCAGAGACACCGCACAATTAGGCGTAGTCTCCAGTTCCTCCATCTGGTCATAGACAGTCTCTAAGACCAGCGGTGTACCTTGTCCCGATCCTGATGTTGCCATTAGCTTACGACCTCCGTATCGACAGGGAAGGAGTAGCCGACTTTATAGGAGAACACGGTGTATGTGCCTGGAGCAAGTCGTGGAAGATTGTCATAAGCATCTCTAGCGACACCAAAGCTATCTGTCACACCCCGCCATACTGTTGTAGCAACATTGTTGCTGGTAGCAAAGCTGACTTCGACTCCTTGAATTGGCGCACTGTTGTCGCTGCGTGTGATTGTGTAGGTAAACTCAACAGCCGACGTTACTCGATCATCGACCACATACTCTAAGTTCTGTTGGGAGATACTTTCGTGGCTGATTGCAATAGCTACAGGGCCAGGAGTATCTGCTTCTCCCGCCGTTGTCACATATTTGTACCAGCCCAGTCCAGCTTCACTTTTTGTTCCGGCGCTGGCTGCGAAGGCAGCGCCTCCTTTAGAAATTTGCAGGTCAAATGTGCTGCCTAAGCCTAAAACTTCGTTGTTGGTCACATCGACCAGGACAAACAAAATTGTATTAGGCTGGTTTCGCACCCAACCTCCAGCATTCTGCATCGCTGCCTCCTTTCCAAAAAATTAAAAAATTTTTTAATCTTCTGTGATGTTGAGTTCGCCCGCAGCAATCTGGGGTTCGATGCCTGTCGAGACAGACAAAGAAGCGGTGAGTGCGCCAGAGTAAATCAAATATCCTGAGCCAGAAGGCGCGACACCCACACCGGCATGCGTAAGTGTGTTAGAGCCGCTGGTACACTCTGGAAAAACAATGTCCGCTACGTTGCTCACAGCCCCACCAGAAACAGCCCAGCCACCCGATGTTCTAGCGACGGCGACTCTAGCGTAAGCGCCGTAGTTTGCTTCGTTAGTTGACTGGTTGCCCGCTTCACCAGGATCGGCGGTGTGGAAAGAGACATAGAGGTTTGTTGCCGGAGAACTGGCATCGTTTTGTGCCAGATCGTCCAATGTTGTGCCGTTGAAAATAAGCTCTAAGATATCTGTCTCAAAAGCATTCGACTTGCCCATGATTTCTTCTCCTTTTAGAAAATTTTCTAAGCCATTGCTTTCGACATGCCGCGCCACATGCCCTTAGCCATTGCATTGCCGACTGCAAGCTCCGGCCCTGCTCGTAAAGTTGACGTGCCAAAGATGTTGGCGGACACACGTCCAATTGCGATTATAGCACCGATTACAACAGATGTGTTAGCAATTTCTGCTCTGGCCCTGCCGATCAATACGGCTGACACATCAAACGTAGAAGTTCCTTCGATTAAAGCAGCCGTCTCACCTGGGGCCAGTGTGTTTGCAATAACATCAGACAGACCTTCAATCAGAGCATTTCCGTAAATTTTTCCATGTATCTCTGATGAAAGTGCAGAGCTTCCCGTTATGGATGCACTAGCAAAAATTTTTCCTGTAGCGCCGACCGTAACGGTAGCTCCACCCGTTATTTGGCTGGAAAGCTGAACTGGAGCAATGGGATCAGCGGAAACAGTAGACGTTCCGTTTATTTGCGCTTGGCCGTAAAGTCTTTCTGGCCCCCAGTCGGTTCCACCCGTTGCTTCTGCTGGCTCGTAAGCCATGTCCTCTAAGGTAAGCCCAGCACCGCCGTTCCATAGGTCATCAACATCACCATCGGTAAAGACATACCCTCTCCACAACCCGACAGGGCCAATCAGACCGTCTGTAGAGTTTGCTGCCCCGCCTGTGTCGTTACCGCCGATGCGGAAGGCGTTTGTGCTGTCTCTAAGTCCGCCTGATAAAGCGCCTGTCGCAAACGAGTCTCCGTCGATAGAGATACCGACAAGATTGCTGACAGGATCGTGGATAAGGGCAACCATATGCCAAGAATTTGCTGTGATCGTTACGGTTGCTGATGCAAAGGCTGTATTGCCCGCATTACGAACAAGAAAACGTAGCTGCCCGCTGACAGCAATATCTAGCTCATACTCTGTCGATCCTGAACTCCACTTTGCCACAATCGGTTTGGTGTTGCCACCGGAGTTTGGATCGACATCAGGTAGGTTGAGCCAGATCATCCATGAAAAGCCAACATCACCACCTAAACTTAGCGTAGTGTTATCAGCACGGCTTAGAGATTCTGCACTGGCTTTAACAAAACTGGCGGCAAGAGGATAGACATGCCCAGTGTTACTGCCAACCGTATTGTTATCGGTCAGCGTCTCATTCGCCATCGCCTCTGCCCGACTGCCGCTGGCTTCGTTTAATTTATAGTAGCGAGTCAGGTTGCGATAGAGTTGAGGGTAGGCCATCTTTAGTTGATAGAGATTTCCAGATTAGGAAGCCGGATAGTGTTGCCTACTGTGGCGCTGTAGCTTGTTTCTAAGTCCCACCAGATTAGAATTTCACGGTTGCCCTGTGTAGCATTGTCATCCGTCAAACACGCATACAGAGCCGGATTCCCAGAAGCCGGAATAGATCCGCCTGATGCTGTCCAGATTAGATCTTTAATCTGGACAAAGGCTTTGTTTAGAGTGTCGTCCTCTGTGAGCGTGTCAAAGTCCGTACTGTCGTTATTAACTGCGATACCTCCGGTAGTGTAGCCATTACCGGAGGCTATCTCAGTCAACTCACTCTTAGTGTTGGTATCGACAGTGGGAGCGACGGCACTGGTAAACAGGGCAACATAGAAACTAGTCGGGATTGTCCCGCCTCTAAACGCCCACTCTAAGGCACGACGTTTGCCCTTGTTTGTCCAGCCCATTGCTCAACTCTCCTATCGAGTGGACTTGCGCCAACCAGCGGCGATAGCTTCTTCCTCAGTGCAGAAAAATTTTTCTCCTGCACCTTCGTCTATCTTCACTCTATCATAATATTGTCCGTCCGGCACATGGAAAATTTTATCTCCCGAAGAAGAAATATTTCCCTTGATATCCAGACAGGGAGGTTGAGAGGGCGGTTCGGGTTCTGTTACCCCTTCTTCTTCCTCCGGCACAACCTGTGGCTCCATTGTCACAGTCGGCACAAGATTGGCCTTTGCCTCATTGGTCGCTGTTGCCACCGCTGGCGGGCGGGGATCTTTGATTACAAAGCTACAATTCGTCACCGAGAACAGCGCCAGCACAAACAGAGAAAATTTTAAAAAATTTATCATGCGCTATCTTCCTCCAGCAACCCCTCCAAGTAGGTCAGGAGGGAGCTTCGGGGGTTGACAGAAGCCTTCTCCTCATCATAGAACCTTTGTGCTTGTTCTTGGCTCAGATTCATCTGTTCGATTTGTGTGACGGTGTACTCTTTGACACCCTCATAGACACGACCAGTCTCGCTGTCCACATGGCGTCCAGCCGCCACGTCACCCTCTTGACGCTTTTGTGCGTCGTCGCGTTCGTCATCAGTTCTCAAAACGTCCATCACTGTCTTCCAAACTTTCTGCCACTTCTTCAATGGCACTCTGTACTGCGTCGTCCGATGTAAGGTTCTCTAGGAACATGGAAATTCCCCATATTCCTGTCCAAGCTAAAAACAAATTACTAGGTACGGTCGGATATTGAAACAATAGGATGACAAAAATAGAAATGTAGGCGGCTACACACAATGGACAAGAGATGCCGCGTCCTAAATTAGATTCAGGTTTTCCATCCACTCCATAGCTATACGCGCCCAGTTTTATTCTAACTGCTTTGAAGATTCCAATTTGCTGCTCTGATTTAGGCCACCCAATATACGGCCCCTCCAAAGAGCTTATCAAACTGCTTAAACAGTAGACAGAAAAAACAGCAAACAAAAGCCTAATTATATCACCCAATTTGCCAGCTTCTCCTCAAGATAAGAGACTAGCCCTTTACGATTGCGATTCGCCATCTCCGACTTGTATACCCCGTTGACCTGTTCGTAGGTATAGCCGGATTTTTCTAGCTCGGCTTTGACCTGTTCCACTGTCATATTCTCAGGGTTGAAGATCGGTTCCGCTGTGCTGACGATTCCAGTTGCCGTTGCGCTCGTGGTCGCCGCAGATGCCGTCATAGGCTGTGCTACAACAGCACTTGTCACAGGCTCAGAAACTACAACAGGCTCCGGTTCCGGTTCTGTGCTTGGTACGACATCGCCTACAGGCTCCGCTGGCGGTTGTGTAGCCTCACCATTGCTTCCTACAACGACGAAAAGATATTTTCCTGTGTATTTATCTTTCTTCGCCAGGAAGCCCCGTTTTTGAGGGTCATCCTTAGATCCCAAGTCACGTTTATCTACCCACCCACGCGGGCGATCCTTACCAAAGACATAAGTAGCACCTGTGAAGTCGCCTGTCCAGGTAGCGTCTACTTGTTCTCCCTGATACTCAATGCGCTCCATCCCCATTGCGCCGACTTGATTGGACATAGTTTTCATGCCTCCTGTTGAGAATAGAGCGGTTTTAGCATGGTTAACCACCGCCGCTCTGTTTCGACTACTGCTGCCACAGCATCCCATTGGTCGCTCCCCTCTGTATAAGGCTGGGAAAAGTCCCATAATTTTTTCTAAAAATTTTATGCGATGTCCCTCTGTGCCGTTAACCTCCGTGCGGTTCTGACCTTCTCTCCTGTAGAGATAGCCGCGCTCTCTGACATGCACACCACACCAGCCTTTAAGCCCTAATGCGACATTAAAAGCCCAATCTTCTCGACCGTCTCCCATGATAGCCGGATAGCCGCCTACTTCTTGCCAAGCCGCTCTAGGAAAGACAATTCCGGCATGGATATGGTTCTTGTAGATTAGCTTTTCAAAATCGTATTCCTCCATCGGCCAGGGTCTTGTGCGTTGATTTCTGTTAAACATCTGGATATCGTCATAAGCAAAAGAGTGAGGATTGTCCTCACATGCCTGAACAAGATGCTCCAGAGAAAAATTTTCTCGCATATCATCGGCGGAAAGAAAAGTAATATATTTTCCCACCGCTCTTTGGATGCCGAAATTTAGCGCCTGAGCCGTGCCTACGTTAGTTTCCAGACGAAAACCCTTGATCCCCTTTGCTTCACTGACAAGTGCTTTGATGTATTCTTCGCTGTTGTCGGTTGAACAATCATCTACGATGATAACTTCAAATGATTGGAGAGTTTGAGGCTCCATTCGTCCCAGCGAACTACGGCCTCCGATGAGAGAAGCAATACAATCTTCAAGATAACGACCGTAATTAAAGCACGGCACAACCACCGAAAGGAGAGGCGGAGTGCGTATGAAAACATCTCTCTTTTCAGGTTCTCGATCCAAAAGCTCGCGTATTCCTGATCCATATCTCTCTGTTTCTTTTCTTTCGTGATGCATCCCTGGAATATCAGGAATAGGCAGCACATTCATTCCCGCCCTAGCCACTCGCCACTGGTATTCGGCTGTGTTTCCCCAAAGAGGGTAGGTCTTTTCGTTAAGATAGCCCACAGATCGTACAGCCGCATTACTAATAAACATAAAAGTGCCATGAACATAACCCAGCTTGCCAAACGCAGGATGATCACCACGAATACGCTCACCAAAAAAGGCGTAGTGCTTTCTAGCAAGCCTAATAACTTCCAAGAAATTAAGATCATCAAACCAGATATCTTGGTTAAGAACCAACACATCCCCGCCAGCTTCTTTAATGCCTCTATTGACTGCTCCGGCGAAGTAACCTTTTCTATCCAGTCGAATAACCTTGATGTCATTGCCGTCTTGATGCTCCCATCTTTTATCGACATCCTCCTGTTTAAGAGGATCTTCACTCATGTCGTCAACAATGATTAAAGGAAATTTTCTGGGTAAGGATCGAATCAAGCGGTCAAGAGTCGCATGGCCGTTGTAGAACGGGACAACAATGGTGAAATCACTCACTGATTCTTCTCTCTTTAAATTTTTTAAAAATTTTCACATTACCCACCCCGTCCTGCCCACCCTGCGTGGGGGTGAGGGCGTGGCCCATTGGATACTTGCGTGCCGTTGCTGCCCGAATCAACTCAACTAACTGCCTCCGCCTTGCTCCGTCACGAGACGATTTCGGATAAATACACCTGTATGCCTCAGTTGCGTTCCAGGTTTCGAGATAGGCTTCCACGAACGCCCTGTGTTTGGCCGAAAGCGCCACAACTCCACCCCCACTTCATTCGCCACTCCACACTCGCCCCACTCGTCAGCGCGGTGGCTGATGGAGCTAACGCACAAAAACTTCCGCCGTTCTATCAGCGTCATCAGCCGTCAAATAGATGTTCGTGCCGTCACTCGCTGCCGACTTGTATATCTGCCCTGCGCTGGTCATGGTGATTTGCACCACCGTTGGCGCGTAGCCTAGACCGTGCGCAATCGTGGCCTCGCTCGTGCCCACTGTCTGCGCGCCCAATGCTTTGAGCATCATCGCCTTTGTCACAGTCGCCGTATGATTCGGCTCGGTCAGGTTGTGCGTGCCTGCGCTGCTCTCGGTGATGTCGCCATTGATGAGTGTATTGTCCTGCACGAGTGTGTAATCGGCACTGGACTCGATGCGGATAGCACGCCTACCCGTCGTACTCTCGCAATTGTTGCGATACACTTTGTTGCGTAAGGCATTGGCTCCCGTGATATGGATAGCTCCCTGGTTGCCTGCGCTGGAGTTAATGCACTCATTGGCTTCAATCAGATTGTCGCCACGCTCGCACAGGATGGCCGAGCCGCCATTGGATTTGAGATAATTGCTCGTGACCTTATGCCGCCCACCCGCGCCGATGTAGACACAATGCACGTTGTTGGTCGTCTCGACGCGATTGCCTGTCACCAAATGACCGCTGCCTGAGAGCAGTTGTATGGCGTTGCCGAGCGTGTTGCGTGAGACATTATTGACCACCACCATGCCATCGGTGTTGTTGTTGAGGCGTACCCCACCGCGGCAATTCGTGAATTGATTACCCGCAACGAGTATGTCCTGCGGCCCACTTAGACCACCGATAAAGACAGGCGCATTGTTGCTGGCGTGGGTGTAGTCAATAAAATGGTTGTTGATGATAGAGATGCGGTAGGCCAGGCCATTGACGCTGTTATCGTCTGTGTGCGCCGCCTGCCCATAGCAGATATTGCCCTGAATGAGAATATCGGTCGTAATGACGCCGCTTTGTCCAGCTACCTCAAAGCACGACCCTTGATTGCTAATGATGCCCGGATTGCGCAGGATATTGTTGAGATAGCGGCTGCCCACCACCCCTTGCGCTATTTCGAGACAGCGTGAGGTAGAGCCGTCAATGACATTGCCAGTCCATACATTGCGTCCATGCGTAGCGGTATCGCCATAGTCCTCACAGGCAGACCGATGCACCGTGTGAGATGCGTCCTCAAAGCCGTAGTTGTCGAGGATGCGGTTGCCCTCGACCAAGCCATCCAGCACGCCGTACCATAGGCCAACCGCCTGCGACCAGCCCGTGATGGTGCAACCTCGAATGACGGGGCGCAAGGCACCGTTGACATAGACACCCTTAGAAACGCCGCCTGTTGTGCCCGCTGGATCGTTATGCCCGCCGTCAATGCGGCAATCCAGCACGTGCAGATCGTCACCGCCGCCATCCACAGAAATGCCGATGGCACGCACATTGCGAATCCACACATTTGCCAGTGTGCAGCGCGCCGCTGTGATGTAAGCCCCACAGTTGACAGTTTGGCTGAGATTGACCGCAGCCTCGCCGCGTTGACCATCAATTTGCAGATTGGCAAGCGTTACGTCAGCCTCTTCGATGGCAAAGGCGTTATGGCTGGCGTCATCGGCGACCAGTATTTTGCTAGCCTGGATACCCGCGCCAATGAAAGTTTGCCCTGCCAGTGGAGTAATGGCTGCCGAAATGAAATAGCTGCCTTGCGGGAAAAAGACAACGCCATTTGCGCCCGCGGCATCTCTGGCGGCGTGGATGGCGCTCAGGTCGTCGGCAACGCCATCGCCAACCGCCTCATAACGCTTGACGGAATAGACCGCGTTATAGGCAATATGCAGCGCCAGATGGTCGTCCTTATGCGCTTGTTGCCCTACGCCTGCAAAGTCAGTCCTGAGCATCAGTATCCAGCCTCATAGCCGCTCTCGTACCCCGGCCCCGCTAGTCATGCTCTACCCAATCCGCCGTTGTACATGTAAGTCAAGTCGTCCAGTGTGGGCGTATAATCCTTACCAAATTCGACGGGGCCGACTCTGCCCGTCAGGAATTTGGAGATAACACCACCGATTACAAATGGCTTTGCTGTGTCAGCGGGAGCTTGCGAGCGTGCAGCATCAACCGGTGTACCGCCGTTGACACTGATATAAAGGCGCTGTGTGCTGGCCTTGTGCCAACCCACGACTAGATGCCAGGCGTTGAGCGCGACACTGGATGCCGCCGATGCTACCGATGAGATAGCCGAGCCGTTGCCGGTGACAAAGCTGGCACGGCCTGTAGAGATAAGGTAAAGCGCATACTCATAGCCAGATGCGCTGTCGGCTGTGACTTTGCCAACGAAGGGCGAATCGGTCAGTGCGCCGGGGCGCAGCCACGCTGACAGCCAGAAATCTATGTCGCTGGTCGAAAGTGCGGCGCTGTCGGCACAAGAGAGGCTATCCTCGCTAGCGGCCACGAAGCTGGCGGCTAATGGGTAGATCAAGCCTGTGGCGCTGCCAACCGAGCTATCATCGGTGAGTGTGCTGGCCCCAATGCTATCGGCTCGTGTGCCGCTGGTCTCGTCCAGCTTCCACGCCGCCACGCGACTGGCGAGCAATGCAGCAGGAGAATAGCCCCCACCCCCGCTCACCTGGCCCCTTGCTGCTGCAACTGGATAGGGCATCGTTACGTCTCACTATAGTAGAAAACAGTTGTAGCTACATTGCCGCTAACAGTTGTCTGTAGCTGTAATTTTTTATTGACAGTTGCCAGCTTCAACTTTCCTCTAGGCGTAAACTGCACAGTGCCGTTGGCTGGCAAATAGAGAGATGCTAAAACTGTACCGGATGTTTCTTCTTTCAAATCAACGCGCATAGCCGTGTCTACACTAATAAGAACGTCTGTGATAACAAGTTTTTGTCCAGTCGTAGGCGCATTTGTGACACTGGCAGCACTAGCTGACTGATTAGCGGAAGTGAACCTGGCTCCAGATACTCCAAAGACGCTTTCCCAACCTGGCCCGCCGTCCTTAACAGCTTCAGGACTTCCATCAGCACCAATCAGAGAAACAGATAGCGGATTGTCCGGCCCGACCTCAACTCCATCTTCATATAACCTCACTGCATCAGCCATCAGTGTTCTCCTTAATTGAATTACCAGCGACGAATATCTTCTTGAAAATTTTTAAATCCTAACCTTACAAAACCTTCAAAGCCAAGCCGCTTGTGACCGCTGCGACTTAAAGTTCCTACATAGGGATCGAATAAGCTGCCTGTGTCGATGATGGTTAGTCTCGGATAATAGGCATGAAGGCGAGAAACGAGTGTTGGAGAAGCCCCTTGACCTGCGGAAAGTAAAATAGTGTCAGGTGCATATTTTTGAACTCTGAAACATATCTCTGCCTCTAGCTCGTCAACTTCTTCAAAAGCATGAGTTGGATGGCATTCGATATGGTATCCGATAGGAAAACCTTTTAGCTTGCTGAGATGAGAAGCGCCGACAATCAGCGACCTTCTCTTTTTCAGACACTCAATAAAAGGCCAAAGTTCCCCCTGGTCGGATGCTTTGTTCATCACGTCGGCGTCATACCAGTCAACATCTAAATTATTTTCTTGAAGCCATTGCGTTGCTCTGGTGGCATGAAGGGCTATACTGGTAATGCCATGAGTAATGCCATTATCTCTCATCATGGCAATAAGAGCATCTGCCTGTTTGCGAGAGTAGGGAGAGCCGTCGCAGTTAATTCCCTTTTTTCCCAAAATACAGAAAAAGCCGCCATCGGAGATTCTGGCAAAGGAAAAACCAGGCTCCGTCTCAATCCGGTGTACGAATTGCCGGATGCTGAGCGGCTTCACCGAAACAGCGGGAATTTTTTCTTCGACGGTCATGCGCTTACGTCTTATCATGCACCATTCTTTCTAAGGAATTTTCTAGTTGAGAAACAACAGTATTATACGAGAACTGCTGTATAAGTTTCAAGCCCTTATTTTTTAAATTTTTTCGCAGGTCAGGTTCTTCGATTAGGCGCATAGTAGCGGCTGCCATTGCCTCCGCATCATCGACAGGAACTCTTAGGGCTGTCTGCTCATGGATAGCAAAATCGCGGTTAGCGCCGATATCAGAGCAAACAGGAACGCAACCGCAAGCAATAGCTTCTGCCACTGGGTTACACCATCCGGCTCTGCGATGATTATCAAGGAAAGCATGACCGTGCTGGAGAAACTTGACCAACTCATACTGGGTAAACTTGCGGCCCCAGTAGGAATCCACTTCAATATCGTGCTTCTCTTTGACAAGTTCGATAGCTTTTTTAACAACCTCAGTTCCTTTTCTCTCTCTTGGGTCGCCTGAGTAAACTACTGTAAAAGGTCTATCTTGAGGTTCTTCTGCAAGAGGAAAGAACATACTTAGGTTTATACCGCCGAAGGCTGGCCCTGCGGGATAGCCGACCTGGTTTTTCACCCATTCAAGTTGCCAGCTTGAATCTGCCAAAATTAAAAATTTTCTCTGCATGGCATCGTAAATCATTTTCTGGGCAGCGTCGTAAAAATTTTTTCCTGTCTTGAGAGCTTGCGCCATCTGCTCAGTCGGGTCAAAACCGAGAAGGCAGATCGCTTTGACTTTAGTATGGGCATTCAGTAAATGCTTGTAGAGTTCAGGTTTCCAGTCTACTATGCCAATTAAAACATCCATGTAAGCTCTATCTACTTCTTCCAGCCTCCTACAGTCAGCAAAAGAAGTCAACCACTTAACTTGGGTTCCCTCTGGATGGTAGATAGTTACCTGGTGGCCGCGCTCATGTAAAACATTTGAGACTTCGACCATCTCTCGCACCGCCCCAAAAGTCCCTACAGTGGGCGTAATCCAGCCAATATTTAACTTATTATTTTTTCTTAGCAAGTGTAGCCTCCTTGCCAAACAAGAAGGGCAAGACTCCCCATCTTGCCCTTCCTGCCCCAGTTTGTCAGTTCCCTTATCTTCACCCAGTCCCGAAAGGAGTTGGGGTAGGTCAGCTTAGACGTTGATCGCCACCAAAGCTGGTCAGCGGGTAGAAGCTGCTGATCGGATCTGGCGAGATTGGGTCGAGAGGTTGTGTGCATTCCACGTTCATAAAGCGGGCTTGCAGCCAGGGTGCGCGGTTGATAATTCTTGGGCGAATCCAGGCTTTTGTGGTGCGGCAGAGATTATCGACTTCTGTGACACCGATCACACGTCCGCCATCGGTCGAGAAGTATTCTGGATGGCCTTCCGCTTGCATTTCAGAAGCGGCTGCGCCAGCATCCAGGGTTTCGCCTTCCCACAGTTGTTGGTTGCCGACTCTTGAAGTGAGGAAATAAACATCGCCACGATTGGTTCCATGCATAGTATTCCAATCGTAAGGGAAGATGTCAATTACTCGACCGTCGAGACGGATGAAGCCGCCGCCGTAGCGACCACCGTTAAGGCTGTCACGGAAGTTGCGTGCTTCATAGGTCATCAGATTGACGGGGTTATATTCCCCGCCCGCGCAAACGCTCCAACAGGTGAATGCATCCAAGAGACAACCAGCCAAGAAGGTTGGCATTACCAAAACAAATTCCGGCTCACCGTCTGCCGACAGCATGGGCGACCAGGAAATTCTCTGGAGGAAACGGCGCATGGTGTACAGAAGATAGTTGATGAATTGGTAGGTTCCCGAAAGAGCCACACCGTTCAACGTCTTTGTGCCGCCACCCGTACCGTTGAGATTGTTGCCAGCCCAGTTAAAGACCATTGAATCAAGCATACTGGATTCGTAGCCAGTGTTGATCCATTGTTGCATCCCATCAAATTGACCTGGCGTGGAAGCATTGCCAGTCATGGCATGGCGATACAAGTCCTGAATCTGAGTGTCGAGAATCCAGCGCATGTCCCACTCGAACTCAGACGTGATGATTGTACCGTCGAGACGGTAGCGCGGGTCTTGTTCGCAGTAGCGTTCAGCCTTCAAAATTTCACGCGTCGGGCCTTTACGACCGTAGCGACCAAAATCTTCCAGCGTGATCTTCGCTGTACCATAGTCGAACCCCGAAGGATCGGCACAAGGATCAGAGAGATGACCTGCGGTTGGGTTGCCACCCGACATTTCTGGACGCACATAGGTCAGGAAATTGAAGGTTTTGGTGAACACATCGCTCATACGCCAGTTAAACAAGTCAAGCAGCGAAAGGCGTCCGCCATAGCTCAGAGTCATCAAGCTATCTTCACAGCGACCGAAAAATGGCGTGGCGTCGGCAATAAAGGGGCTGTCAGGCACACCAGTCGCCAGCGTCAAACGTTGTTGGCGACCACCACGTTGCGCCGGAAGCTGCAACCCCTGTGTCAGCATCGCAAGCTGCGCCAATTGGTAGGTTTGCAGTTGCAGCGGCGAGAGTTGGCTTTGGCGTTGCTGCATTTGATGCTGGTATTGCTGAATACGATAATCTTGGCTCTCCCGCTTTTGTTTCTTGGTGCGGTCGAGACTCTTTTGCCGTTGTTGCAAAGACGGCAGCGCCCCTTTCTCCAGTGGGGTTCTGTCATACTGAACTCTTTGTTGTAGTGTTCCCATTATCTTTCCTCCAGAGTGAAATCGGTCTGACGCCGAAAAATTTTTAAAAATTAGTAGCTTGGCAGCTTCGACAGAGTGCGCTCGGCAATATCTTCGTAGGTTTCCCCAAAGACAAACGGGTCGGCAGCATCGTCGTACCCATCTTCCGGCTCATTGTGAGCTTCGCTGGCGCGATAGCTGACTTTGAGAGTTTTCCTGGATGGAAGATCTTGCAGATACTCAGTCTTGCGCGTGCCGTCATCCTTTGCCAGTCGCCCGACAATTTTTGCCAACTGGTCGTTGGCTTCTTTCAACTCAGCAATTTCAGCCTGGTCTGCTTCCCTGGCTTTGATGAGGCTTTCTACAGCACGACCAAGCTGCTTGAATTGAGGAGATGCGAAAACTACCTGAGCAATGGCTTCGACAGCGGCGTCGTCCAGCACCAGTTCAGGAGTTTCTTCGTCCTCAGTCGTTTCTTCCTCAGTTTCGGCTTCGTCCTCAGTCGCTTCGGCTTCTGCTTCGGCTGCGGTGCGATGGATGAGCCGTTCATCCTTCACACGCTTGTTGGTCTGGTCTACACTCTTTTCAAACTTCTCAAGGAACTTATTCAGTTCCTCAGAGTCCTCACCAAAAAGTGTTTGCAGTTCCCCAGTAGTTTTTGGATTCATAGCTCTTTTCACCCCTTCTTCCAGAACACCTAAACGCGTAAATAAAGCCGCCGCTTCTTTTTCCAAGACTACACTGATACGAGTATTGATCCCATCGTTATAAACCGGAATCGTAATCTCAGGATCAAGTGAAATTTTTTCCGGCTCTGCATAAGCCCAAAACTCGATGCTGTTACCCCAAGTTCCGGCTTCATCCCGTTCACAAGCTCGAATCGTAGCTTTGGCAAGAGGATGATCTTCATCGAACAAACCGGAGGCGATATAACAGACGCCCTCTCTTGCCAGATAGTCGGCTGTGCCAAACTCCCACAACTCAGGATTTTCTTCGCCGTGATGGTAATAATCCAGGCGGGGATAAACCCCTTCCTCTTGAGATTGCTGGATAAAACTATCAAAAAGTTTTACGCTGTCGATCTCACCGGAGCGGTTGAGAATCGAAGTTCCGGCAATCGCCACCCAACGATGGCGACCGTCTTTTTGACGAAAAACTCTAAAATTATTTTGCTGAACAGGCGTAAATTTTTCTTCGACCTGTACCCAACTGCCCAAAGTTACTTCTTCATTAGAAACGGAAAGCGGAACTTGAAAGAGCTTGCCGCTCTGCGCCACGATTGCCGATAGACCAGCGCCGTCGTCGTTAAGATAGACATCAATAAGACGTGCGTAGTCGCCGCCTTCGTCGTAGATGTCCCAGAGTGACATAGAGATTTTTTCATAGAACCTTGACATGCTAAAAGAGCGTTCTTTTAAGAAATTAGCCAATTTACTATCAGGCGTTTTTTCTTCAATCCGCTGTTCTTCTCTCGACCTGGCGACAATCTTCCGCACACGATACTCAAACTCGGCAGCATCGAGTTGGGAAGCACCGCTTTGCCAGTTTTCAGAAATCACGCCTGACTTGGTTAAGAAGAAGCGCCAGAGATTTTCAAGAACATTTTTTTCGATTGTCATGTGGGACTCCTGATGTTAAAATCTCTACAGGGCTTGAACGGCTTAATTACCCGTTGACAAGTCGGTACTCTGTAACCGATGCCCTCTATAAAATTTACAGAATCAATCTCTAACAGAGGAGATATAAAATGTTCACTAGACAGTGTAAGTTTTGTCACGTTATTTTTAAAACAGGCGATCCAAAAATTAAATGCTGTTCCTTAGAACACGCAAGAGAATACAGCAAAAAGAGAAAACAAAGATACGAACGTAACCGTTTTTACAGAGAGTGCGGTCAGCCTGAAAAAGCACAAAAGCCTACAACAAATACATCTCCTATTATTCTCCCAAACTCTGCTCGTACCTTAGACACTTCCTCCATAATTCCTGGCTATTCTGTAAATTGGAAAGAAATTTCAACCCAGATTCGCATAAGAGACAACTACACTTGTCAGTATTGCGGAGACTACTTTGACGAGTCCAGAGTTTGTCCGCCAGTTCATCACATTGTTCCTAGAAGATTTCTAGCAGGTATCTCTGCTGAGACAGCGGAACATCCAGACAATCTCATAACTCTGTGTGAAAAATGCCATCCTCTAATTGAGTACGGACACTTGAAACTCCCCACTGATATTGTTAAAAAAGCATATAGAGCAGTTAAAAAGGGAACGGCTGTTCCGCAGAACGACAACCTCTGCTAAACAGCCGCAACGGGCGAGTCTTAATCGTAAATCTTCAATTGCCAACAATATAATCTTATTTTTTTCTTGTGTCAATAGATTATTCCGACTTTCCCAGATTGGCTAGGTCGGAAACTTTGATCTCAACAACCTCACGCCCCTTGATCAAACAGCGGCGACGGTCTTTGTCCTGCACCTGAATCGTGCCGCGCTCCGGTATAAAACGGCCTAACCTAACGCCATCGGCGTAGGCAAAGCCATCCTTTCCAACTTTGACCGGAGAAATTTTAGGGTTGGGCGCTGACATCTTTTTCCTCTAATAAAAATTTAAAATTTTCTTGGTCAGCATCGTAAGCTCTCTGGTGGGCCTTACGTGCCATCAAAACTAGCTGTTGGTTTTGTCTAGTCCTATGATGCTGGAGGTTATCTACTGCAATGCGAAGATTGATACGAATACGCGCTGTCTCCGGCGACAGAAAATAAAGATGGCGTGTGTGATCGCAGTAAGGGCAAATCAACTTAGCCTGGACAACTCTGTCGTGTGGAGCCTCTAAGTCCCTTTCTTGTACATTCTTGGTTAAGGGAAATACTTGATGGCACTGGTCACAGCGTACTTTAACTTCTTTGCCTAAATTTTCTGGTAATTTTTCTGTTTCCATCAGTTCATTCCTGGCGCTGAAATAAAAACCCAAAGCTGGCGACCGTCTTGAGCTACGGCTGTACCAACTCCGATAGCGGGCTGTCCTCTATAAAAATCATTTCTTCCGGCAATATGATCGTGGTGGCTTGACGACTCCAGCCAGCCTTTTACAGCTTCTTCCGGCTCATCGTGACCGATGTAAAGGCTTTCGACTTGGTTGCCCTTCTCTGAGTAGTAGTCCGGTAGCTTATATCCTGCTGCCCGTACATTCTCATTGGCGGTAAAACCAAAAGGATTGGTGTGGGCAAAGTAATCATGTTTCGCCATATCTTCGGCTTTACGCTGTGCCGCCAGCATCAATCTCAAGTCGATGTAGATCGGCGCACGTTCCTGCCAAGCTGCATACATAATCAGATCCGCCAGCTTATACACATCGGCAATCACTTTGCTGTGTTTTTCGATATAAGGCAGATACAGGCTCAATTCAGTCTTGGCCCCCAGTTAAACCAATCGACTGTGCCTGGTACTTCCTGCTCTATTCTTTCCAAGCCTTCTTTCATCATCAGAGGATCAATATGCCCCTGGCAGTTTAGGCTGCAAAAGATGAGTTTGGTTACTTCATGCCACTCATTGTTAACCAAAAGCCGACAGTACCCTGCGGCTGAGTTGACATGCAGCCCGACAGGAATAGGCTTGTTTGAAAAAACCATAATCTCTCCAGTCTCAGAGAAGTGCTTGTGCGGCTGTCCTGAGCATGTCCATAACAGCCACAACTTGCGCTAATTGTTGTGCTGTTAGATTTTTCTGTAAATCATAGCTCTTATCCGACATAATCTCGCCGTTCTGATCCATAACTTCCACTTGGGCAGTTCCCTGTCGAGAAGCAGGCTGGCCGTTGCCGTCTGCGAGAATTGTGCGAATTCTACCAATAGATGTAGGTGTGCGAACTGCCTCTTTTACAAACGCCATCTTTCCTCCTAAACAATTGCCGAAGGTGTTACTGTGATATTTGCGTGCTTATAGCCAAGCGTAATCATCTGGATAGCCAAGTCATTAAAACCTGTAATCGGCCCTGTGAAATCGAATCTGAGTGTTAGATTAGTAGACGTATTCGTAGTTGCTGTAACCGTAATTCCTGCGGCAAGTGCAGTTGCGGTATAGGTCATAGCGACGTTATTTGTGCTGGTAATTTGTACAAGCGTACAACCACGATAGTAGTTTGTGCCAACCCTACCCTCCATACCAACAAGATACATTAAGCCGCCAAAAGCATTTGTACCTACACTTCTTGTAACTGCTACCTGCAAGGCATTTTCAGAAGATGCTGAAAGTCTTACGCTAAAAGTGGCAACACCGTTTGTTACTGTTGTGGTGGAGTTCATCGTAGCCGCTCCATCCACATTCAGCGTTGTGTCTAGGTCAACTGCTCCCTGAGCGTTAAAAGTAGAACCAGCGATTAGGGCGCTGCTAAATGTCTTGATACCTGCGATTGTCTGGTCAGTCGTCAACATCACATAAAGACTGTTTAGCGCCGTTTTAATGTTGGCCCACGTCCACTTAACTAGAGCGCCAGCCGAAACTCTGGCAAAAATATCCGCATCATCAGGAGAGGTATCGGTAGATGCATTGGTGAACTCAGTGACAATATTAGAAGCAGTTCCCGCATCACCAGATCGAGCAAAGGTTAGAACAACTGGATTAGTATCTGTAAAAGAGCCATTAGAGGCAACTTGCGTGACTGTAGCTGTCCAGTACCCTGTATTTTCAGCCAAAGCTGTTAGAGTAAAGACACGGTAGATAGAGCTATCTACTTTATCAAAAAGGCGTAACGTACCTTTATTTGTATTAGTTGAGTCATCCAAAGTAGCCAACCACGCCTGAACATCGACACCGTTACGATCATTGTCATCAATGTAGAGGGCTGTTGCCGTTGTTAAATTATTTAAACGAATGTCGCCACTACCAGGATCGGCATTGGTTGTAGTCGAGTCAAAACGAAACTCAATACTGTTGCCGCCAAAGACGCCTTGCGGCCCTGTAGCTCCAGTTGAACCTGTAGAGCCTGTTGCACCTTGAGCGCCGACATTGCCCGCTCTAGCAAAAGAGACAACCACGTTATCCAGATTAGAAAAAGCAGTAGACTGAACAACAGGCGTTACCGCCAGCTTCCAGTAACCTGTCGCCTCTACACTGGCCCCTGATATTTGAAAATCTGAATAGATGGAACTGTCAGTCTTTCGGAATAGTCGTAGTGAACCCCTGACGGTGTTAGTTGAGCCGTCCAGGGTGGCAAGCCAGGATTGGATGTCGGTCGCGTTGAGATCCTGGTCATCAATAAAAATCTGTGTAATCGACCCAAAAGTAGCGTGATTAAAGCGCAGCATACCGCTGCCAGGATCGCTATCAGTGGTGGTCGTTGAAAAACCGTAGTTAAAAGAGTCGCCGCCGAAGCCGCCCTGAGAACCTGTAGGGCCAGGATCACCCTGTATACCTTGAATGCCCTGGATACCTTGTTCGCCCTGTTCTCCCTGCTCTCCTTGCGGCCCTTGTGCGCCAGTCTCGCCTGTTGCTCCAGTCTCTCCCTGGATGCCCTGGATGCCCTGAATACCTTGCTCACCTTGATCTCCCTGCGGCCCTGGATCTCCCTGTGGGCCTTCCGGCCCTGTTGCACCTGTCGCACCCGTTTCACCCTGGATACCCTGCGGGCCTTCTTCACCCTGGATACCCTGCTCACCTTGTTCACCTTGAGGGCCAGTTTCTCCTTGAATACCTTGAATACCTTGAGGGCCAGGATCGCCCTGTTCTCCTTGTGGCCCTGCTGGGCCAGGTTCTCCTTGCTCACCCTGCGGGCCTTGCGGCCCTGGTGGGCCTTCGGTTCCCATGCCGGTAGCATTGATCGCCGCCGCTATTGAGATAAAGCGCAGCCCCTTTTCATCCTCACGGACGCCGACTAGCTTCCAAGCAGCATCATCATAAGTGTCTGGCGTATCGGTCAGATCTAGAAAAGATTCTAAAATTTTTCTTTTTATTTCATCTGGCAAAAAGACAGGGCCATCCGACTCCAGGCGCATTACTGGATCATTAGGCAGTTCAAAAATACCGTCTACAGAAAACTTGGGTGTCTCCAAGAAACCTTCAACCTGGCGGGGTTTATTCTTTTCCATCACCCCATCGACTTTAGGCATCGACTATCTCTCTTAGAACACCCATCATGCCTTCATTGACTGTCCAGGTGCGATGAAGATCATCGACCACACGGACTGCGTAGGTATAGAAACCGCTAAGCTGGGCTGTGTCTTGGGCTGTCAGGTCTACCCAGATCGTTGCGCCCTGCACACGCACACCATTATCTAAATTTTTCTGGAGAACTAGGCCAGGACTGTAGATATAAAAAGCTATATCTCTGGACTTGTCTACGGGAATTTCTTCACGCTTGCTATTTTTGACGGTAATTTCTAGCGTATCTGGCTTACCCCGCTCGATATTCCAGCCGCCCTCTACCCAGTCGGGATGGGCTGAAAAAAATTTTTCTTCTTCTTGAAAAATTTTTTCAGGATCAAGTTGGACGGGAATGTTAAAAATTAACTCTGTCTTATCTTCAAGTTCCAGAGAGCGATTTTTTTCTTCTTCGTCAGCGCCAAAGTCGGGAATTAAAGCCGCTGGCTTAACCAGAGAAAATCTTTCTGCCTTGAGTGCATCGTCGCCACGCCGGAACAAGACTTGTGCTTTACGATTAGGCCAGCTATAACGCACAATCGGCTCATGTGGAAACTGAAAAGCAGCACGGCGTACTTCTTCATTTTCCATGAGTTGCTGGCGATAGAGCCGTTCGATTCCTGCTGCATCGGTGGCTTTGGCTTCTTCGTCGTTGTGTGTCCAGGCGTCGGGAATCACGTTATATCCAGCCAAAAGAATTCTCGCTTCCTCCCAGCTAATCAAGGGTTTAATCTCTGGATTCTCCGGCTGCACAACCGGATCGCCGTCACCGCCCTGGTCGCCTCTTGGCCCTGGCACTTGAGAACCTTTGCCGGAATAAAGAGTCGTAACAAGATTAGCGGCAAGTTGAGCAACTTCAACATCTAGGCGCATACCCTCCTGGTCGCGCTGCTCAAACTCAAACAAGAGGCTGTTGGGAAGTTCTCCCTGAATTGCCTCTTGCATAGCCAGCATGAAGTTCAAGCCGCCTTTGCCAGTGCCTTTTCTATGCTGGATGTCAGTCTCTCTACCTCTACCGAGTTGACCTGCGAGAACGGGCCAAAACTCGATAGGATCGTAACCAATGCAAAGAGCATAAGCATACATGAGAAGATTAGTGAAAACTTCCAGATCGAAGCCTTCTGGGAGTTGGGAGAGAGCAACCAATTTAGCGTCAACAGCGTCAACGCCTGACTGAGCAATGACAGCGACCGCATTATAGTATTTCCTCATGTCCGAGTCGAGCTTGGCATCGCGCACCCGCATAGCCTCATCCCACTGTTCCTGTGTGATGTTCTGTAAAAGCAAAAGCCCTTTGGGTGCGCGTGCGCCAATCATCTCCATCTGATGTGAGTAGATCCCCAGCATCAGTTTTGCCATATCCAGCGCGCGACTGGTGGCACAGTAACCCAGACCATTAAATTTATCTTTGATATTCTTGAGCGAGACAAGCCGGAAAAAATCATCATCTCGCCAGGGATATTTACTGCCGTCGTATTTGAGCGGTCTGTCCACATCACCAGTCAGCATACATTTAGTCGGATCAACATGGTAGAGCGCACGCATCGGCCCGCCTCTGCCGTCTCGTCCTATTTCTGTGATCGGGCCAATGTCTGTGACATAGAAGCCGCTGGATTGCTGGCTAATCCACTGTCGCCAACCGGAACCTTTGTCTGCTCCCTCCAAGATGGGAACAAATCTAGCAACCTGGTTGCGCCCGCCAATCATCGTCCAGCCACGATTGGTGTCAATCATGTTGACCGAACTGATAATCCCTGCCCAGTGCGGCTCTTTAGTGTAAAACTCAGTGAGCCAAATATCTCTGGAGCGACTGTCGGTGCTGTAGCCAGGTTCTTCTTCCTGAGCATAACGCACCCAGTTCATCACACCTGTAAAAAAATTATTATTATTTTTTTGACTTGAATATCGTGGCTGCTTTGAATTGACCGACCGCTGTTCCAGGCGCTCGTAAGCGGTTTCCAGTAATTTGTCGAGTTCTTTCGATGTTGGCGGCACGTTCTCTCTCCCTCCTGGCTGCGATTGCCCACAGCATAATTTTCAACTCATGCTTGCGTGTCCAACTTGCGTTATGCACCTTATCGTGACACTGGCGACAAAGGGAGATGCAGTTCTCTCTGGTTGTATGCAGTTTCACATAGTCAATGTGGTGAACATCCATTCGCCCCGCACAATTACAGATAGCACAACAATAGTTATCCCGCTGGCGAATATATTTTTTAAATTCTTCCGTCCACTCAGGCGGATAGCCTTGATTTTTTAATTTTCTATTCGATCTTGGCACTAGCTAGACGCTCCCTGTACCCATCCTTGCCCAATGGGACAAATACTAGCGATGTGGGCATAGGTTTCTGCATGAGCATAGTGATCTGCACGCTTGTTGTCAATATAGGTTGCAGTAAGGATTCCCGATGTTCCTACTTCTTTCTTGATCTTGATGGGAACCCGCATCTGGTTGTAATACTCTTTGATGTTTCTGGCATGGGCAGGGAGAGCCGACAAATGCCCGTAAAAGCCCGCAAACATGGCGTCTAAGGCGCGTGTACGATCAATCAGAACAGTCTTTTCAAGTTGGTTCCAGACTGCGTATTCTTCTTTTTTATTGCCGACTGGTTGGTTAGGATAGTAGGCAAGCCATACTTTTGCAAAAGGATATTTTTCCTGAAATTTTCTCGCTTGGGTTGTCTCAGGCAATGCATCGACCACAATCGTTGTAGGTCGATAAATTTTTACCAAATTATCCAGCGTGTCCCAGTCGGATTCACCCGCATAAAGCTGGTAAGTCTCTTTGGAAAGAAGGTGAACACCTGTTCGCACTACTACATGCAGGGTGTTGCCGATATCGACCCCCATATAGCAGTTCATATAGTGGTTAGGCCCATGCCCGTATTCTCTGCGACACAGGTCTAAATCCTCAGAAGTTAAGCTGCCCCCTTTGGGAACATAGGGCAAACCCAAGTCCTGATTCCAGGCTTCGCGTTTTTTCGTCTCGTCTACTGTCTGTAGATCTGTGACAATGCTGGGAATATTGCTAAAAGGCGAAAAGAGCTTGGTCAAGTGAAAGCCTACTTTTTCTACAGAAGGAAATTCAGCTACCCACTCTCCCTCTCCCAGACGGTTTAATTTCCACCCACAATGACGACAGACAGGCCACGCATTGTTCTGGTTTTGACCATGCCAAGCAATCGGACGTCCTAACTTATCCCACTCGGTTACGATGTCGTCAATGGTGAGCGGCTGCTTTTGACCGCAATGATCGCATTTGATAAACCACTGGCGCTTGTCAGTTTCAGAATATTCGGCGTCGATACCGTAGCCAGGATAAGTCGGAGTGGAGACATAGAGGACAGTCGCCAGTCGTGAGTGACCAAGCCGCTTCTGAGTAATAGCGGGCGCTCTTTGATCGAGTTCATCTAGTTCATCCAATACAATCATGTCGGCGTCAATCGACTTGAGCTTAGGCGCGTTGCCGTCCGGCTGTACCTGAGAACCACGAAAATAAAGATGGCGATGTCGAAAGCGTTTGAGGGTAATACGGTCGGAGCCTTTTAGACCGCTGGCACTGGAGCCATCGATCAGAATTTGAGTAAGGTACTCGGAGGCTTCAATCGCAGGGCCAAGCCGTGCTGTAGAAAAGTCAGAGACAGTCTGCTCAGTCGGAAAAATATAAAGCACGTTGCCGTCTAGCTGATCACAGGTATGAATAGCCTTGCTCAACAGCCACTCGGAAACACCTGCTTGGCTGGATTTCATCACCACAATCTCTTTGGCTGTACACTTATACAGGTCAATAAGATACTTGTGGTGTTCGATATCAAAGGGACGGTTAGGAATCAAAAAAGGACGCTTCTTAATCGTCCATTCCAGTAAGTCAGGAAGATCTTCTTTGGGCATAGTTCGCAGAGCGATCTCTTTGGGATCTTCCCGTTCTGGGGGAGCGAAGTCAAACCAGCCTGTATCCAGATTCAGGTCTAGCAAGCCTCCAATCTCTCCAACCAGTTCTGCTGTATTAACCTTAGCCATTTTGATCTACTGTCTCTAAGTGGGCTGCGATATTCTTAATCGCCTGTTGAGATCGTCCTAATGCCGACAAGACTGTCAGGAGCTTGTCTGCTTTGACTTCAAGAAAATCTGCCAGTTCTCCTGCTGACTGTAACAGCACCCATTCTTCTCTCTCTGTAATCAAACTGATCGCCATCAACGACTTAAACTCCTGCTGGATAAAGGCCATCAAAATATCATTTAAGATATCCCGACGTGCAATCGCTTTGGTGTAGGCTACAATGTCTGCCCAGCCTTCAACCGACCCCTGATTGATGCCGTACTGTGCCGCCACTAAATTAGGAGGTTGCCCCATCAAAATCGCTGCCTGTGCAGCCGCACGCACAGTTTCTTCTTTGGTTGGCCCAGGTTGCATGTTTTCCAGAGCAAGTTCGCTGTCGATTTTTGTACGGTGTTTGATCGGCATGGAACTCTTGGGTTTTCTCGGATTAAAAGTTCTTTGCCCACCTTTCTTGGGTATAGGATTATTTTTAATTTTTTTCGTATTCATGGCAACAAGAAGCTGCTCCTCTGACGGCATTTTTGGCGCAGCCGCCAATCTTTGCTCTATCAGAGGAGCAAGTTCATCCTCTTTTTCCTCAGTTAATTCTTTCGCCAGCTTGACGATGGCTTCACGGCGTTTGTGGCTTGTTAGTTTTCTCACTGGATGATCCCGCTTGTTTGCTGAGTGCCGATGCTACAAGGATAGCACCGTTGATTGTCTCGATCAACTGGTCGTCTGGAACCTCCCACTCATCGGGAATCCACTTCTTCGCCATCATGTAGGCTCTTTCAAAAGCCTGATTGTTATTGGTGATCTTGCCTTCGCGCCGCGTCTGTTCGACTGCGTTGACGGCTAGTTGCACAATATCACGAACTTCTAGAGCCACCGGACGTGCCTCTGCAACTGCTTCCAAGACACCAGGAACCGTGATCTCTTTGCCTTGCTGGTGGCGCAAATAGATGTCATAGCCAACTAGCGCCACGATCACCAAACCCATCACAATCGTCAAAATATTTTCAGGCATGTTATTTCCCCGTTAAAAGCCCTGCGGCCAAAAGCAAAACACCGATCACCAACAACACGATCAGGCTTGAGCCTGTGACAACTTGACCTAGCAGAGCAAACACCCCTGCCAAGACCAGCAAAACAATACCTATGATAGTTAAGATTCTCACCGCTTGATTCTCCTCTCATCAATCTCCATTGCTTCCGTCTGTAACTTTGCCATCTCTGGAATAGCAGGGGTATTGTCGGGACGAGTTAGTGCTGTACCATCAACATCGGTAGGTTTGTCTAAAGGCGTCAGCGGCACACCAGCGGCAGTTGTTGGGTTGGCAAGCGGCGTTACCTTGCGTAAGGCCCACAGTGCTGTTCCCCACACCACCAAAATCGGCAAAACCGTGTCGATCAAGACGTTGGTCGCCGCCAAACCTTCATCGGTTAAATTCCACCACCCCATCGCCCTAAAGTAAGTAATAAAGGCTTTGATTACGATGATGAGGGTTGTCGCTCCAGCAGCCTGTTGCACAACTGGGTTGGAAAGATTCATTAAAGTTTTCTCCGGTTTTCTTTAATTCAGGGGAAGAAATTAAAAAAAATTTTTAATCCTCCCAGAGTTTTCTTATTTTCTCCTTAACTTCCGGCGTGGCTCGATCAACAGCCCGCTTCAAAGCACGTCCTGGCCCAATACCGTTACCGATCTCCGACCAGAACAGTCTAACAAACGTAGATAGCTCTCGACTGGGTACGCTGCCATCTACTGTCACCACGTAGGGGACTACTCCTAGAAACTCCCCTATATACGAAGAATCTGCTCCGGCGACTACCAAGACAATCACATCTTGCAGGATGCTGGAAAGCCAGTTAGCATCGACAATCTGGTTGCCTAGCTGATAGCCTTGTTTATCGGAAAAGACTGCCATATGCATGTAAATTTTTACTTTTCTACCTCTAGCTCTCTCCAATTCTCGCCTAAGTACGCCTGGGGTGGGCGCAACCATCTCTTTGACTTCAAAGCCAGTCTCCATTTTGACAGCACGAATACTTGCCAGATCTAGGGTGAGACTGGAATCCTCTGCGCCGATAACCACAAATAAAATTTTGTCGGAGGGAATAATCTTTGAGTCAGCCAAGTTTGCAATCTCACGGCTGAGTTTTTCATTCTCAGCCGTCAGCGAGTCACACGTTTCGCTTAACTTTGCATATTTGGTCAGTGTCTCCTGGTACTGCTGCACGATGATCTTGACTTGGTTTCTTAGATTTTCAATCTCGACAATCTGATCGGCTACTTGTTTCTCAAGCGAACCAACCTTAGCTTGCAATATCAACTCTCTCTCGTTGCCGTCTAACTTGAAATAGCGTCTAGCTACCCATGTTAAGCTTTGCAAAATGACGAATCCTAGCACGATATAAACGATAGCTGTAAGAGAACTGGGGAACTGATTCATCGTACCTCTACCAGATTCATGTAGAACACGCCATGCACGATGGCAATAGCAATGTAAGGCGACGACAACAAGAGATCGGTAGGTTGCCAGCCATTTTCCAAACCTCTCCACATTACCAAAAGCCCAATACCTAACCAAAAAAGCCACAGCAATGCGTGGGCAACTCGTCGGAAGATGAGATGATGATGTCTTGGTGCAAAAAGAAGGACGATGCCTACTATGATTAGGAGAATTCCCCAGGAGTTGTCACCCGCGTAGGCGCGAGTTAGTTCTAGGCGGCTGGCTTGGCTTAGAACATCGCCAGGGAACAGAAAGAGGACACCCCAGAGAAGTGCCAGTAACGAAAGCACAATCTCTTTCATCCGGCTCAGATTCCATCCGAGTTGCATGGGATTCCCTTTCTGCATAAATAGTATACTATCCAGAGTAGAATGTAAAGAGGCAACTTTAGCCATTTGGCGATATACACAGCGGTTCTTATATGCTATACTACGCAAAAATAGAGAAAATTAGAAAAGAGAAAAAATGAAATTAGCTAGATTTATTGCCATCCTTAGCTGGATCAACCTCACCGCACTCACCTGGGCGCTTTTGCTCAATCCCTATTTAAGAGAGCATCCTGGCGCTGCTACCTGGACGGCGATCTTTTTTCTACTTGTTGCTGTCATCTTCACATCTTTATCTCAGGAGAAAAATGAATCTAAAACCATCCCTACCCAAAGAAACGATCAATCACCCGACACACTATAACGAGTCACCAGCGACCTGCGAGAAGTGTGGTAGTCGCATTGAGTGTATCACTGTCGTCCGCCACTTCAATTTTAACCTGGGCAACGTGATTAAGTATATCTGGCGGGCTGGTCTGAAAGATCGAGATGCTCACCTGGAGGACTTGAAGAAAGCAAGATGGTATTTAGACGATGAAGTTAAGCGTCTGGAAGGAGAAATAAATGGTACTACCTCCACCCCTACGACTGGTCATCCGTAAGTTACTTTACTGTCGAAACATCGTACTGCGAAGGGAGCGTGTGATGAAGTGGTTTGTTAAGGATTCGCCAAGTGAGGATCGAGTTGTAGCCGAAGCCAATGCCTATATCCTCAAGACTCTCTCTGACGCCGATACAGTAGGTCAGATTGAGGCTGGCACAGAACGCAACGTGCGTGACCAGTTGACGGTCGAACAGGCAGAGGAGCTTTATCAGGAAGAACGGCTGCGTAACTTTGGGCATAAAAGAAACTAACTATGCCCGCCAACAGCGCCCTACTGAAAATTCTCAGCTACTCACCCGATCCTGCCAACCCTGGCAAGTTTATCAAAACAGGCGAGTTTGAGGCGACACCTCACATTGTCCGCTGCGACTACTGTGGAGGTAATACACACAGCAATCAGACTGCTTGTGAAAACTGCGGTGGGCCAACCCCACAAGAAAAGGAGAAGCCAAAAGTACCCAAACAACCCAAACCCAATGTGACATTCGAGTACCGATAAATTTTTTAATTTTTTCTAGGAGGAATGATGAAAGACGATCTAAGTTTGATTGCTGTAATCCTTGACCGATCCGGTTCGATGGGCAGTCTAAGAGCCGCCACCATTAACAATTTCAACCAGTTTATCGAGACACAGAAGGCGGTGCCTGGAGAAGCGCATTTTTACTTCTGCCAGTTCAACACCGAAATCCAGGTTGCCAACCAGTTTAGTAACCTGAGCCAGATGACCGACTTGGGCTTTTCGGACTATGTACCCGCTGGCGGCACAGCCCTACTAGACGCCGTAGGCCAGACGATTGATGCTATCGGCAAACGACTGGCAGAAATGGACGAAGCCGAGCGTCCTGCTAAAGTCATCGTTGGCATTCTTACCGATGGACGCGAAAATGCCAGCCGCCAGTACAACAAAGAAACAGTGGCGGGCATGATCAAACATCAACAAGAAGCCTACAAATGGGAGTTTCTGTTTATGGGGGCCAACATCGACTCCTTTGCCGAAGCTGCGGCACTCAATATCGCTGCCCACAACACTATGAACTTCGACCATTCTGTTGTCGGTGTTAGAGAAGCCAGCAGCTTCTTGACAGCGAACGTAACACGGATGCGAACGGGGGGCTAAGTTTGGTTAGATTCATCCGAATTAAAGAATATCACATCAATGTCAACAACATTGCCTTTATCGACACCAAAGCCTATGTGCCTACAGATGGCGAACCACTTCCTGCTTTTCACATCGTCTTTAACAGTGCCGTAGGACAGCGGGCTTTAGACTTATGGCTGTCGGGAGAGTACCTGACAGCCGCCGAATAAGTTTTTCAGACCAAATGGGGAAAAGGGGCCGCACATGCCGAAGATGGGCAATCTGACACCGCTGATGACATCAGCCAAGACTGACGGAGCCGACCGTGACGAGTGGCGCACTCCTGAATGGCTCTACAAACTCCTGGACGACGAGTTCAAATTTGACTTAGATCCAGCGGCGACGGACGGCAACGCCATCTCGCCTTACTACTTCACCCAAGACGACAATGGGCTGGCGATGCCCTGGTGGGGTAACGTCTTTGTCAACCCGCCCTACTCAAGAATGAAAGCCTGGGTAGAGAAGGGCTACACGGAAATCCTCAATAACAACTGCAATTTGGTTGTGATGCTGATCGCCGCCAGGACAGACACAGTAGCCTGGTGGAACTTTATCCGTCAGGGGGAAGTGCGCTTTTTGAAGGGGAGGCTCAGGTTCGGGCTTCCCCTAGAGTATATCGCAGAACAACAACAAAAAATTTTATCAGGAGAATTGCCGCCCGACCATAAAATTAAAACTTTACACTCAGCACCGTTCCCATCGGCTATTGTTGTGTTCAGGAAGCACTTTTACCGTCCAGGCACGATCTATTGGGAGGTCAGCCATAAGAAAAGAAGATAGGATTAGTTTCTGTATCTTCTGACAGGAGTGTGGGAGTTGTGATAAGATCGTGGTCAATCATCAGAAACTATCCTTTCTGGTGAAAAGCCACGAATCTGTAACCAGCAGATTTCGTGGCGTTTTTATTGGAGTAAAGATATTCTAGCATAGAAAAATTCAAGGAGAAAACCTGATGTATTTTGTCAACAACAACTATGAGGGTGGAGCCAACGGCTGCGGAGGCTGTGGTTGCTCAGGCTGCGCCACCATCCTCATGCTCTTTGGCGGCATGGCAATGTTTATGATGCTGTGTAAGTTTTTCTTCTAGGAGGTCTTATGCCCTGGAGTGAAGATCGTATCAACCAAGAAGCCGACAAGATTTGTTACTGGCAAAGTCGCATGGGTGCAGAGTACCGCATGGCTTACAAGGCGGATATTGCCGGATTGCTCAGAAGAATGCAGAACGAGCTTCTGAGTGAAGTAGAGGATAGAGAAAATCCAAAGCTGGATGAGCTAATCAAAGGCAATCAGGAGATCATCGACATACTAAAAGGTCTAGGCTATAGCGCCGACACTGAACCAAAAAGCAACCGTCTGGTCGATATCCTGGGAGACTCCGATGACAGTTTTTCAGGCTTTGACGGGTACGGAGCGTCTAAGAACATTTTCAAAGACTTTTAGGGAAGGGCTATGAAAACGACACTAGATTACTGGGTTGAGGCCAGTCTAGGCAGTAACGAGATGGAGCATAAGCTGGCGCAAGCCCTATTAGCCATCCAGACGGTGCATAACCACACCGTTGACTACCTCAACTCTCATTTTATCAACCACAACGGCGAGATTCCCTCTTTCCAAGAATATCGCACCGAGCTTAACCGCTACATCAAAGAAAAGAAATTATGGCGCTTTACCCAACGCTATTCGATGGAGAAAGCTGCGGAACAGACGTTCCCCTATTTCACCAACGCCAACAAGTTCGATGATCGAGAGCGTTTTGTGCCTGTCCCCTACGACAGCTACAACAGCATTCAGATCAAGACCAGGAAAGTATGGCGTAAGTATCTAGCCGATGGGGGAGGGATGACGACCGTCTACGGCACACTCTTTCTGGAGAACGACTGGAAGGGGATATTACGCCAACAAGCGGGGAAAATCCCTCTGGATCTTTTCCCCTTCTTGTGGCACAGCGCCACACTTAGGATAGACGGAGACGGAAAATATTTTTTAAAATTTAATTTTCATTCTCCCTCATCAAAACAGGGCGAGAGCGCCAAAGAAGAACTGGAGGAAACCTTTGCTGAGTGACGAAGATAGCTGGGCCGATGCAGAGTGGAGCGACACCGACTGGGATGCAGTTCAAGCTGAACTGGATGCTTCTCTGGATGCCCCCAAGATCAAACAACTGGAAAGCATCAACATCCGTAACATTCTCAACATGGTTCCCGCTGGCGAGACGTGGCTGATCTGCCTGGGTAGATTCCGAGTCCGCTGGTCAAGTGATGAGAATTGGGAATCGTGGTGGAGTCCCAAAGTGGTGTGGTGGATGGGCAGGATTGATTTACCTTCACAGAAAGAAGAATAGAAAATGGACGAGAAAACAGTAGAAAAGATTGAACTGCCGGATGAATTTTGGCAAGCCTATGCCCAACGAGTCGAAGAACTGATTGAGAGCCGCCAGAGAACAGGCTCTCTGCTTTCGACCTTTGATTTGGTGGCGGGAGCCAGCATTATCTACTTTACTACGGGCAACAACAACAAACTACCTGCTAAGTGGGTATTCGCCGCCGTCAGAGATGGGCTGTTGCCGGACGGTCTGATGGAACAGGCAGCAAGGCTGGACGGACGGTTAAGTGAACTACGAGAATCCCTCTCCAACCTGGACGACGTTGCTGCCTACTGCCAGGATACACGCCAACTGGCGGAAGCTCTTTATAAGAAGATTAAGGCTACTGTTGTCAAAGAAGGGAAAATTATTTTGGCCGAAGCCGACAAGAAAAATTTTCCTTTCCCTGAGCCGAAGGAGCAAGAGTAATGTTAGGGGCAGGAATTGTAGCAACCGATTCGAGAGGTTTTGCCGTCAGAATCGGAATGCTGGAGATTCGCAACGACGGCACAGGCAACTACCACACCGGACACTATGAGGTTAAGTACACCAATGAGGAGACGTTGGAAGTCTTTACAGCTAGAGTAGAGAACTACCCTAGAAGCTATGGGCCTCTAATTCTGGTCAAAAAAGCAATCGAAGCCTTAGAAACTACTGGTTCTCTCAAAAGCATGTCAATAGAGGATATTGTCAATGGAAAAGCCGATGCCGATTCAAAACTGGAGAGTTGAGAGTGACATTCCCATCCCCTTTGATCTCAACAAAAAGAATCATCTGGCGCATGTCAGAGAGTCTTACATCAATGCTCTGGAAAAGCTGTTGGCACAACTCAAGGAAAAAGACAGCTTTGTGGGGGAGGATGAGAAGGAGCCAGGGCCAAAGTATGCGCTGCCGACTGTTATTTTTGCTCAGTCCGGTATGACACCTTCTACCGCTCCCCACTATATTTTCTTAGAATTATGGTGTTACCGTGATCGTGAAGATTTTTTTAAATATTTTTACGAGCCGGAAGGAAGCGTAGAGGAGGAGGAGCCGTGAGTCAGACAACCATCGAGAGGGACAAGAACGGCAACGTCACTGTACATTTTGTCTCGCAGCCGCCTAAAATTTTACGGATCACGGAACGGGCCATCCTGTTCATCTTTATGGGCAGGTCATTTTGGGCCGACTTGCCCAAAGGCTACGCCCATCTAATCCCTAGAGATAAGGAGGAAAGAGAAAAATTAGTCGAGAGAATCAACAGCCGGATCGAGAAAGATGGAGGAGAAAACCGTGAAGAAGGCAGTCAACCCGCTGCGGCGCAGGAAGATCATCCGTGATAAGGCACAGGTTAGCCGTATCGAAGAAATGATTGTCGGGCAGTATGTTCAAAAACGTGTCGCTCAAGTTCTTGATGAGCAGAGAAAATATACAGGAGATAAATCCATGAAAAATCCAGAGTCCGTGATCGATGTCTATGAGGAACTGATGTATGGGGAAGAAACCACTGTAGTTGATGTCGGAGAGGATATCTACGAAAAAGATATAAAAATTTATTCATCGACTGACTACAATAAATTTTCTTTGGTACACTCTAATCGTCCGGTCAACTACGACCGTGTAAACCGCATGGTTAAAGCGATTCGCGAAGGAAGCAACTACCTCTCCAACTACCCGATCCTCATCAACTCCGACTTTGAGATTATTGATGGGCAACACCGCCATGCGGCTGCTAGGCTTGCTCAGGTCAAACTCTATTACAAGTTTGCCTTCGACATGGATATGGGCGATGCCGCCAAAGCAGTTTCCAATACAAAAAGCTGGATGATGAGCGACTGGCTACACCACTACGCTGAACTGGGATTTCCAGAGTATGTCAAGCTCAGAGATTTTTGGAAGCAATATGAGTGGCTGCCTGTGTCGATGCTGATCGGGCTGTCAAGCAGCCGCAAATATACGGCGGCAATTTTTAATGGGGGCCACTACCAGACCAACACGCTTGACCATGCCAAACGTGTGATCGACCTGATCTCTTTCTTCAAGCCTTTTGCGCCGACTTACTGGAAAACAGCGGCATTTATGCAAACCTTGTCCAGTCTCGCCGCCAACCCCCTCTACATGCACAAGAGGATGCAAGACAAGATGAAAACGCAGTCCTCACGGCTGACTCGACAGGCAACAGTGGAGAGCTATCTGATTTTGCTTTCCGAGATCTACAACTATCGAGTCGCGCCGGAGAACCGCGCCTTCTTTGACGAAGCCTACCGCCGCCGCCGCACCCAAGCCAGGGAAGATGCCGCTACAGAATGAGATCGTCATTCGTGCCGACGCACGGAGGCTGATCGATAAACTGAAAAAATTAGCCAAGATGATTCCACTTACCTACTATGTGGTAGCGGCACAGAGCTATGAGGCTTACCGGAACTGGTGTCACAGACATAAGTTGGCACAGGGACTCAAAAGCAATACCCGCTACCTCAATATTAGACAACAGACACAGGGGGTAGACTACCAGCTAGTCTACCTCCCTGGCTGGGAGAGCAATGAGGTATTCAAACAGACACCTGGATCTGTCTCCCAAGTCAGACAAGATGCAAAAGCAATCTACTATTCCGGCTCTGAGACAGCCGACGACGACACACCTGTCGCCAATGAAGATGGGCAGATTACAGGCTGGCGCTGCCGCCTGAACCCGATCACACAGGATAGAGCATGAAAAATTTAAAAATTTTACCGCATTTATTTATTGCTTACAGCCAGATACAGCTAAGAGACTGGGCGACCAGACATCGTATCAACATCCACAACGGGCTGACTCATTTTGTCAACGGGCAGAACAATCTGCCCGTTCTGAACTCTTTTGTCTTGGTCTATCTGCCCCGCTGGGCAGAGTCGCCTTTCTGGAATGAGAACCAGGACTTGTCGGGTTTCCTCAGAAGCCGCGCCTGTGCCGTCTACCACGCCGACATCGGCACGAATGTTCCCGTCGTGCTGTCGGGGCGCATTATCGAGTGGACATTCAAGGTGGAGCTAGAGGGCCGGAGGAACTGATGGGAATCTTACTTGACTGGTCAAAGAATATCGTTGTTTCCAGCCGTGCCGTTCTGAAGTTTGATCCGGCTACTTCCGACTTCGACCCTAGCTCCCCTTACCCGCCGACTTCGTTTGACTCTGTGCCTGTGATTACATCTTTTGGCCCTCCCCCGCTCTGGTATGTAGTCTTAGCCAAAGAGATTGCCGCCTATGATATGTGGACACGCTTGTACGGCATTAGCCACCACCGCAGCGATACCCGCTATTTTATCGGTGGCTGGAACCCCATCTACTACAATGTTGATGTTGTGGCGGTCTGTCTGGCGGGCTGGGAGGAGAATCCAGATTATAACCTGAGAGAGCTACAGGAGCTTTTCAGAGAGGCCAAAGATGTCTTTTTCTGTGGGGGCCAACAGGCAGTTGATGATGTCCCTGTGGTCGATAAGGATGGAAAGATTACGGGCTGGACATATGGGCTGGTGAGGTTGGCCTAATGGCAACGATGAACAAAGCCCCAGGTCGAGTCGCCAAAGGAATGCCAGGGCGCACGATCAAGGCGGGGGGAGCGACAGGGGGAGCCTTATGGCCGATGGACAACGAGTCAGGAAAAGGCGCACCGCATATCGTCTTGGCGAAAGAAGGAGCCGACTACCAGTGGTGGTGTGGCTACTGGGGACTGAGGACGACGGAATCTGGAGGCAATGTGCGCTACTACAACCATCTTAGCCCTTCAATCGGGGTGGACTGGCCCTACAACATCATCTGTCTGCCTGGATGGGATCAGTCAATCGTGGTGCGTGTCAACTCCAACGCCAGGGACAGGATTGTCGTGATGTTAGAACAGGCAATCCACATCTTCTACTCCGGCTCAAAAGCCGCCGATGACGACTGCCCGATTGTCTTGAGAGGGATTGTGGTGGGCTGGACATATAGGGGGATGAAACTATGAGCGATCTGTTGGGGAGAAGCGGAGGTGTTACCAGTGTCACAGAGGAAGAACGACTCTCGACAAAGGAAGTCGGGGAGATACGCAAACACACGCTTAATATTCCCGTTGGCATCTACCGCGAAGTGGAATATATCGCCACAATTGAAAATTTATCTTTTGCCAAAACAATTGCGCTGATCTTACGCAAGGGAGTGCAGACATGGCGCAAAGAACAGAAAGACAAAGAGGAGAAAAAATGAGCGATAAAATTTTTTCGGACGGTAAAGGCAACGACAAAAAAGTGATGGAATACATGCTCCTCCATCACTCGGAAAAATTTTTAATCAACGACGACGGCATCTCCAATTTTATTATGATGCACGACGACTGGTGTCCCAGGCTGAGAGGGGCCGCCTGTGAATGCGTCCCCGATATTTATTTTTCCTTCGACAAAGACATCCCTGTGGGAAGTAAAGTCGATTATCCAGTGCATGAAGTGCTGGGGCCGGAGTATGAAGGAGGGGTGATCTAGGGGGGTGAAAAAGGGGTGAAAAAGGGTGTTTTGGGGTGAGCGACAAGTTCACCCCTTTTTTATTTACTTCTCCCCAGGCAGCTTGATATAGTCCAGGTCGTTTTCCACCTGGATCTCTCCCTCAGAGATTAGATGCTCTATCATTGCCTGTCTAAAAAATTCACGCAACATAACCTTGTTGTTGAAACAATGACGGCGTACAGCAAAGGCCAGCCGCTCATCCTCCGGACTTAACTCAAACATAAACTTGCGATCATGCTTGGAAATTCCCTTGCTCATTTTGCTTTTCTCCTATGTATATACGGGTTTAGCTATGTAGACATATGGATTGTAATATTATAAGAGTATAAAGGCAAATTCGGCTGAAAATAGCCGAAAAAGGCTGAAAATAGCTAAAAATGACCGAAATTTGGAAAAATGGAGCCGATCTAGAGTCGATCCTGGCCTGAAATCTGTTGATTCCACACCACTACTACAAGTAGTTGCCACTCGTTCAATGCCCCTAACTCCTTATATTATACAATATACCCTCCAGCCTATATATACCCTATATATTATATATTATATTGAGTCTACGCGTTACTCACACAGATAACTACTAGTTTTAGTTAGGGGCATTCAACAGATTTTACTATGCGAATAACTTAATAGAAAATTGGCTAGAAAAAAATTTATGGCTAGGGACTGTTTGGCTGGGGGAGGATTTTCTAGTTTACATAATAAATAGGAAGGGAAAAATTTTGGATACACGAGAGGGGGGTTATGTAATCGTATGGTGCATTATGTCAACCTAACATCGATCTGCGGCGTCCGAAAAAATTTTAGTTTTTATCTAAAAATTTTTTTATTTGTGCAATACATCACAATATACGGCGTCTGCTACGACGCGCCGATTCGCCCATTCGCCATAGCCAGAGGACGCACTAGAAAATTTTCTAGTCCAACCGTCTGAAAATTTTTCATACCTGGCTATGGTTGGGTATGGGCGCAGACGAATACGGCGCTACTACATTCGCCAGGTAGACACATTCGGCTCTACCTCATTCGGTCGGCTCTATGCTTGGATGAGGATGGCGCTATACCTGCGTCTATAGGGTGGTTGGGCATACCTGGCTTGAGTCGACTTTGACAGTCGGCTCTACAGTGGCTCTACAAACCAACAGGACGGTCAAAACGGCGCGATTCGCCCTAATTCACCCCATTCTAGGTCGGCTCTGAAAAAACGACCGTTTTTAGACGTTTCTACCTCTGGTTTTGTCTACTTAAAAAACGACTCAAAAATGGCTCAAAAGTACTGACCAGGACGCCAGATCAAAACCTCAAAACCTCAAAACATTAAAAAATTTTGTATACCTTTTTGGATAGAATCTTTAAGGTGAACATCTGTTCACTTTTATTATTTCTCGTGTAAATGCAACTAATAAAATTTTGACAGAACTATAGAACATTTTTTATGCTTACTGCGTAGCAGTAAGCAGGACGCTACGACAGAGAAGAAAACCAGAGAAAACCGCTACAGAGAAAACAGAGGACAACACAATGACCAGCCCAACCAGCAACACGAATCACACAGTCGTCGTCAAAATCGACAATGCGACAGGACGCGCCGAAATTGTCGAATCGTCTAACCTAGCTCTATCAAAGGTTGGCGAAAAATTTAACTCTACTTTGTTTGCTGCTAAGGAAATCGGATCAACTTGGTTATGTGAGATACATCTAACGCCAAAA